GGTCGTTCTAAGATCAAATATCGTTTTACTCCTGCGAATATGATTGTCACACCGCCAGAGAAAGCTCTGACGATGCCTGACGCAGAGATTAAATTTGATTTGACAGCGGAAGATTTTGATTGGGTCTTACGGGCAGCTGGCGTTCTTGCATCACCACAGATTGCAATTGAATCTGATGGCAAAAAAGTGAGCATTGTAACACTCGACCTACAGAATGATTCTGCTCACACCGATGCTTTAGAAATTGCAAATGGTAATGGCAACAAATACAAAATGATTTTCAAAACAGAAAACATTACAAAGGTATTGGCCGGCACTTATGAAGTTTCTATTTCATCTAAAGGCATTTCACATTTTAAAAACAAAAACCTTCCGTTGCAATATTGGATTACAACTGAGCAAGGTTCTAAATTTGAAAAAGTAGCTTAATTAAATTATGATATATGTGAAAGGTTCTTATGGAACATTTGTTATGGACAGAGAAGTATCGGCCTCAGACGGTGGAAGATTGTATTCTTCCAGACCGTCTGAAAAAGCCGTTTCAGGAATATGTGAATCAAAAGGAGATACCGAATCTCCTATTGAGTGGTGGAGCCGGCGTAGGCAAGACCACGATAGCGAAAGCGATGTGCAACGAAATCGGTTGCGACTTCATGGTAATCAATGGTTCTGATGAAAGTGGTATTGACACATTTAGAACCAAGATTAAAAATTATGCTTCATCAATGTCACTCTCTGGTGGTCGTAAGGTCATCATTATTGACGAAGCAGATTATCTAAATCCAAACTCAACTCAACCGGCTCTCCGTAATGCAATAGAAGAATTTGCAGGTAATTGTTCTTTCATATTTACTTGTAATTACAAAAATCGCATTATAGATCCGCTTCATAGTCGTTGTGCCGTCATCGACTTTGGCCTCAAGAATGGTGAGAAGGCCAAGATGGCTGCGGCATTCTTTAAGCGAATTCAAACAATTTTGCAAAGTGAATCCGTTGACGCAGATGACAAGGTTCTTGCTGAGTTAATCAAAAAACATTTCCCAGATTTTCGCCGTGTGCTGAATGAACTTCAGCGTTATTCTCAGTTTGGTAAAATCGATACAGGTATTCTTACACAGATTGCTGATGTATCTATTGATGAACTCACCAAATCTATTTCATCAAAAGACTTTGCTTCTATTCGTAAGTGGGTTGCAACACACGAAATTGATAGTACGGTTTTGTATCGTAAGATTTATGATTCTCTTTATGATGTAATGAAACCGCAATCAATTCCACAGGCGGTCATTATTCTTGCTGACTATCAATACAAGGCTGCGTTTGTTGCTGATCAAGAAGTGAATACGGTGGCTTGTCTGACTGAACTAATGGTATCTTGTGAGTTTGTATGAACCCATTCGATTTTGTCAAAGAAATTTTACAAGGTAAAAAACAGTTAATTGTTGACGACCTGACAGAAAAAGAATACAATCCATTCATTATTAATCGTTCTTTATCTTACCATAAAGATTGCGTTCTGTATGCAAATGAAATGAACAGGCGCCATTTTCTGGATAAGAAGTTGCAAAATGACTTTTTACTAAATACCGTCAGGTCCCAAAAAAGACCATTTGCGAAGTGGGTTAAGTCTGAGAAAAGTGATGATTTGGAATGTATAAAACAAGTCTATGGTTTCTCCGATTCAAAGGCCCGTGAGGCACTCCGCTTACTAAGCAAAGACCAGATCCAACAACTAAAAGAACAAACCGATACCGGTGGATTAAGGAAGTAATATGGTTGACTTGACTCAGTTTGTTGAGGTAAGCCTTAACGAACAAGACGATTTTTTAAAGGTAAGGGAAACTCTTACTCGTATTGGTGTTTCTTCACGGAAAGAAAAAGTATTATACCAATCTTGCCATATTTTACATAAACAAGGCAAGTATTATATTGTACATTTCAAAGAATTATTTGCACTAGATGGTAAACCATCCAATATTTCAGAGAATGATATACAAAGACGGAATGCAATTGCTAATCTATTGGAAGAATGGGGTCTTGTAAAGATATTGAATCGTAGATTGATTGAAGGTAATATAGCACCTCTACACCAAATAAAGATTATTTCGTTTAAAGAAAAAGATGATTGGGATTTAATTGCCAAATATAACATTGGCAAAAAAACATCCGATTATTAAATTGTTGTATAAATAATGGTGCGGCGCCTAATGGGCCGCTATTTGATTAACTCGCTTAATAGGAGAAAACAACATGACACTCGGTCATATTTCATTTGGGCCATTGGCTCACACAACATTGGGTTTTGAGCGTTTCTTTGATGATGTAGAAAGACTTTTGAATGTAGATAATGCAACAAAAGTAACCCAATCTTTTCCACCACATAACATCATCAAGTTAAAAGACACTCACTATGTCGTTGAACTTGCTATTGCTGGATTCAGTAAAGAAGATATTGAAATTACAGCAGAAGATGGTACATTGACTATCAAAGGTGAGAAAAAAGAAAAAGATGTTGATGTGACTTATCTGCATCGTGGTATTGGCACTCGGTCATTTACAAAACAATTGACCATTGCTGACACCGTAGAAGTTAAAGGTGCAGAGTTTAAAGATGGAATTTTGCGTATTGGTTTAGAGAATGTAATTCCTGAACACAAGAAACCACGCAAGATTGAAATTGGTAATGAACTTAAAGAGTTTAAGCCGCAACTTCTACAAGAGAAGAAAGTAGCATAACTCAGCGGGGCTTTTGCCCCGCTTTACATGGAGATATTATGAACAAGCGAGATAGAAACTTTCGGTTGAGTAAATCGACCAAACGGATAATGGCAGGCAAATTCTGTGTCAATCCTAATGAGTTTAAAAAAACAATGATTGAAGCTGAAATTCTTGCTTCAATTCCAGTCAAACACGAAAAGAAAAATAAGAACGCACCTAAGGAAGAATGATGAAGAACATTCAAATGTTTGTTCATCTTCATAAGGAATTTCCTTTCAATTATGAATCTAATTGGGTAACTCCTTGTTATGCTGGCGGTACCGGTCCATATGAGTGGCATCCTCCTGTAGACAGAAAAGAATTCGTTAATGTTACTCATCATGGTATTTTAAATTATAAACATCATTATCCCATGATCTCTGAACAAGATTTTCTTCGAGCTATGGGTCAACAAGCAACGGAAGTTTTCGCTGCAAATCTTGGATTAAATGGACCAGATTATGTTGGAGTTAATTCATATCGCCGTTATCTTTACATATTAGATGCTTACAGAAATCCATATGAAAAAATAATTTTACCTGCAAATGAGGAAAGTGTAAGGTTTTTAACTTCAGATGCTCAATGGGCAGCTGCATCAAGACTTTTAGATTCTGTTGATCTAATTATTTCCAGGCCTAGAACCATAGATGTTTCTATTGAAGAACAATATTTACAATCTCAACCAAAAGAATATTGGGATCTATTTAAAGAAGGGATTACAAAAGTAAATCCTTTGTATAGATCACATATGTGGTGGTTTACTGGTTACAACATCATTAATTATGAAGGTGTTTACATTATGCGTAAAGACCTGTATCAGAAAATGATGTATGAATATTTTCAAATTATGGAGTTTATTTGGACAAATTGTCAAACAACTTATCCTACGCAACAAACAACTTCAGAACCTTTACCTTGGCGTTATCCTGGTTTTCTAAATGAACGATTTGTTCCATTCTTTATCTTTGCTAATTCATTGAGAAAAGCTGAAGTACCATTGGTGTTTTTAAATTGAAAGATAAATTCATTAAAGCTCATCTAAGAGCGGCCGAAGCTTACGCTCAATTATCTTCTGCTAAAAGATTACAAGTTGGTTGTGTTATTGTAAAAGATAACACAATTATTGGCATTGGATACAACGGAATGCCAAGCGGTTGGGATAATAATTGTGAGATTGAAATAAATGAGGAAGACCTTGGCAATTCATATCTCAAAACTAGACCTGAAGTATTACATGCAGAAACAAATGCAATTGCTAAAGTAGCACGGTCTACCAATTCTACAGATGGCGCAGATATGATCTGTACGCATGCGCCGTGTTTAGATTGTGCAAAACTTATTCATCAAGCAGGTATTAAAAGGTTTTATTTTCGTAGTCATTACAGAAGTGAAGAAGGTTTAAAATTTCTCAATCAATGCAAAATAGAGGTGAATCATGTCAAAGACATATGAAGCTAGAGTATTAGCACTAGATTGTTTTGGTGATGCGATTTTAGAATTGCCAGAAGAACTCGTTAAAGAATTAAATTGGAATGTTGGTGATAAATTAGATTATGAAGTAGTAGGCAAATCAGTAGTTATTAAAAACTTAACAAAAGAAAACAAATAAAATATGGCTTTTCTTGTTCATAATCTACCACCAATTCAATGCTTCGTAAAGAAGGAATTTCTTTATGACTTTGAAAAAGGCCATGGCGAATATGAACCTTGTATATGGATGACATTGAAGTGTATTAAGAATCAAGCCTTTCGTATAGAGGTGCTGTTACCAAACTACGGTGCTCTATACGATAAACTTCCACTCCATGCCTTTGTATCAAGGCAAACAGACCTCAAAAATGCATCTTTGCCTTTGGATTACTTGCAAATATGGGACTGTTTGAGTTATAATGTTACTATCATTGAAAAAGATAATCTTCGGTTATTGAAGTGTAAATTCTTAGACAAAGATAGAAAGTGGCAGTTTGGTCAATATATGTTTACCGTTGACTTTTGCCAAAACGACCCTGGTTATTTGAATACAGGATTTTCTGAAACAGTAGAAGAACATAAGAGTTATAATTTTATTAAGATGGACAACGGCCAGTTCGCCGCACAACCAAATAATAAAACATTGTTCTTTGATTCTTCTCTGACAGTACCTGAATTTAAAATGCCAGATTTTAAAATAGCAACAAAGTTGTATTCAGTAGAGCAATTTAGTAAACACTCTGCACGAAACAACAATGACTTTTTTTATGACTTTAAGGAAACAAAATGAATCTGCGTGAACTTGCTAAAAAACTTGCCATTGAACATAAAATGCCAAGAGCTGAGAAGTATGACTTGGTGCTTCGTGATTTTGATAATCAAGTTGAAGTTGTTGGTTGGGTGCAAGATCCCAACTATGATATGAAGGATTTTCAAGGTAGAGAAATGTTGTTCCCTAAGAGATGGATTACAATCGGAGTTTTATCTGCGGAGATTAAAATATGAAAAACAAATTAGTTACTTTTAGAACCAATCAAACAATTCTTGCTCAAGTCGATTGCATTGATGACAAAACAATTATTGTGAAAGCACCTGTTCAAGTTCTTCAACAGGTAATTAAAGAAGGTTTGCAATTGGGCTTTGCTCCTTTTTTGGAGTATACACTAGAATTTGATACAGGTATTAAATTTAATATGTCAGACATTTTGTGTATTACCACACCCAATGAAACACTTGAAGCTCAATATAACAAATTGATGTGGGATAAGACACCCAATTCTACTATTGAAGTTCCAGAAACAAAACCACAAAAAAAATCAAAAAAATGAATGAGTAAGTATTACACACACGTTCTATGCTTTGGTAACTACATTATGTACCGAGGCCTCAACAATGGTCGGAGAGTAAAACAGAAGATCGAATACTCTCCGACTTTGTATTTTCCTACGAACAAGAATACCGAATGGCGTTCTTTGCAAGGAGATGTGCTTGAGCCTAAATCGTTTGGCTCAATCAGGGAGGCTAAAGAGTTCATCAAGAGGTATGAAGAAGTTCAAAACTTTAAGATGTTTGGCAACACCAGGCTCGAGTATGCCTATATCGCCGACACTCAAAAGGGGGTCATAGATTGGGACATTAAAGACCTCGACATAGCTATCATCGACATTGAGGTGGGGTCTGAAAACGGGTTCCCGGACCCAGCGACCGCCAGCGAACCGGTGACCGCCGTAGCTGTGAAAAGACTAAATAAAAGGTTAAGCGTTTACGGATGCGGGGATTTTGACAATACCCGTGATGATGTTGACTATATTAAGTGCCAAGACGAATATACCCTTCTTAAAACCTTTCTGATGGATTGGGAAGCGAATACACCAGATATTATGTCTGGTTGGAATATTAAGTTCTTTGATATTCCCTATCTCCACAATCGTATGCAGCGGATTCTTGGGCCAGATTTGACCAAGAAACTTTCGCCATGGAATAATATAGCAGAACGTGAAAAGATTATTAAAGGTAAAAAGCAGATAACATATGAGATTTTCGGCATTTCTTGTCTTGATTATATTGAGTTATACCGCTGGTATGCTCCTGCAGGTAAGTCCCAAGAGTCCTACAAACTTGACCATATTGCCTCAGTAGAACTTGGCACAAACAAATTAGATTATTCTGAATACGATAATCTACACCAACTCTATAAACTCAATTATCAAAAGTTTATAGAGTATAACATTAAAGACGTAGAACTTATCGTAGATTTGGAAGATAAGTTGAAGTTAATTGAATTGGCTGCAACTCTGGCCTATGATACAAAAACGAACTTTGAGGATGTATTTGCTCAAACTCGTATGTGGGATTCTTTGATTAATTGTTATCTAATGGAACAAAAGATTATTGTTCCGCCAAAAGAACGCAAAGAAAAAGATTCTGCATTTGAAGGTGCATATGTAAAAGAACCACAAGTTGGCAAGCACGATTGGGTTGCATCTTTTGACCTAAACTCGCTGTATCCACACTTGTTGATTCAGTATAACATTTCACCAGAAACGATTATTGAACCGCATGAATACACACTTGAAATGCGGCGTATTATCTCTGATGGTGTAAATGTTGACAAGATGCTTGATATGAAAGTTGATACAAGCAAACTAGATGGTGTTACATTGACACCAAATGGCCAATACTTCACTACAAAGAAAAAAGGTTTTCTTCCTACAATGATGGAAGAAATGTATGAGGATCGTAAGAAGTTTAAGAAGTTAATGATTAAGGCACAACAAGATTATCAAGTTGAAACTGACGCTAAAAAGAAAGCAGAACTCGATAAACTAATTGCTCGATATAATAATCTACAACTTGCAAAGAAGGTTTCACTAAACTCCGCTTACGGTGCTCTAGGCTCACAGTATTTTCGTTTCTATGATTTGCGTCAGGCATTGGCAGTTACACAAGCAGGCCAATTAAGTATTCGTTGGATTGAGAAAAAACTCAATCAGTTTATGAACAAATTATTGAAAACGGAAAAAGATTATGTTATCGCCTCAGATACAGATTCGATTTACCTACGTCTTGGTGAACTCGTTGATAGAGTGTATAAAGAAAAGACGGACACTAATTCAATCATCACCTTCATGGACAAGGTCTGTGAAGATAAAATACAACCGTTTATTGACGAAAGTTATCAAGAGCTTGCTGATTATGTCCACGCACACTCACAAAAAATGCAAATGAAGCGTGAAGCATTGGCAGATAAAGGTTTGTGGACTGCCAAGAAACGCTATGCGCTGAATGTGTATAACAACGAAGGTGTTGTATATAAAGAACCAAAACTCAAAGTGATGGGTTTGGAAATGGTTAAATCATCTACGCCTTCCGTTATCCGTGAGAAGATGAAAAAAGTTTTAAATCTGATGATGATGGGTACAGAAGAAGATGTGCATGAATTTATTACTAACTTCCGTGATGAATTCAATAGATTGCCTCCCGAGGACATTTCATCGCCAAGAGGTTGTAATGGCATCGCACAATACTCCGATTCAGTAACATTGTATAAGAAAGGCACACCAATTCATGTAAAAGGTGCAATTCTTTATAATTTTCACTTAAAGCGCCTAGGACTGGAGAATAAGTATCCTATGATCCAAGAAGGCGAAAAATTGAAGTTTGCTTATCTCAAAATGCCAAATCCAGTCAAAGACATGGTGATTAGTTTTCCACAACGATTGCCAAAAGAATTGGATTTACAAGAATTCATTGACTATGATGTACAGTTTGATAAAGCTTTCTTAGAACCAATTCGTGTAGTTTTAGATTGCATGGGTTGGAAAACAGAAAAACAAAATTCAATCGAGGACTTTTTCGGATGACACAAGTTATTTTTCCACTAATTACCGCTCTGGCACTTTCTGCCATTGCTGCATTTTATTCTGTGATTGGTTTAGCACAAATATTTCCTGGTTCTTTTTGGCCAATTATTATTATGGGTGCAGTATTAGAAGTTGCAAAGTTAGTAACAGTATCTTGGGTTTACAATAATTGGAAAGCAACGACGAAAGCTTTAAAATATTATTTTTTAACTGCCATTGTTTTGTTGATGCTGATTACATCAATGGGCATTTTTGGTTATCTTTCAAAAGCTCACTTAGAATCGAATGTAACTCTTGGTGCCAATACGGTTCAATTACGAACAGTTGAAGCACAGGAAAAGATTGCTCGTGAAAGATTAAATTATTTGTTAAAGCAAGCTTCTGATCCAGAAAAAATTACTCCAAGGGTTGACCGAGATATTCGTGCTACACAAGCAGAGTTAAAGAAACTTTCTGAACAAAAACTACCTCTGATGGCAGAAGAAAACAAATTGGCGGCCGAGATTGGTCCTATTAAGTACATCGCCGAAATGTTCTACGATAAGGAAGATCCATCATTCATAGATAAAGCTGTAAGAGCAGTAATTATTACAATTATTTTTGTATTTGATCCACTTGCCGTTTTATTGTTAATTGCTGCCCAACAAACATACCGCAAATTAAAACCGCACGAAAAACAAATAAATTGGCCAAAGTTTACCTTTAAACGAGAAGAAAAGCTTGACAATCAGCCTGAAAATGATGTACCATTTAAGCCGTACTTAGATACAACTTCAAACGAAATTATACCCAAAGAAAAAATTAAACGACTTGACGGAGGTTCATTTTAATATGAGTTTATTAGATAAATTGAAAAAGAATACAACGATTAAAGATTCGTCTATTCTTGCTAAATCCAAATTCTTTAATGAAAAGGATATGATACCAACTGATGTGCCAATGGTCAATGTGGCATTATCAGGTCAACTAGATGGCGGGTTAACTCCTGGCCTTACCATGTTGGCAGGACCTTCTAAACACTTTAAAACTGCATTTGCTCTTTTGTTGGCATCTTCTTATCTAAAAAAATATAAAGATGCAGTTTGTTTATTTTATGATTCGGAATTTGGAACACCACAAAAATATTTTGAAACTTTTAACATTGACATGAATCGTGTTCTTCATACACCACTTACTGACATTGAAGAATTAAAACACGATGTGATGAATCAATTACAAGGCTTGGATAAAAATGACAAAGTGATTGTTATCATTGATTCCATTGGTAATTTGGCATCACGCAAAGAAGTTGAAGATTCACTCGAAGGCAAATCTGTTGCAGATATGACCCGTGCTAAACAAATCAAATCATTGTTTCGTATGATTACGCCGCACCTCACAATTAAAGATGTACCAATGGTTGTAGTAAATCACACATATAAAGAGATTGGTATGTTTCCTAAAGATATTGTTGGTGGTGGCACAGGTTCTTACTACTCAGCAGATACCATTTGGATTCTTGGTCGCCAACAAGATAAAAATGCTGGCGAAGTAACAGGCTATAACTTTATTATTAATGTAGAAAAATCTAGATTTGTAAGAGAAAAATCTAAAATTCCTGTTACAGTATCATTTGAAGGCGGAATTCAAAAATATTCTGGCCTTTTAGAGATTGCGATTGAAGGAGGTTTTATTCAAAAACCGTCTCCAGGTTGGTATTCAAAGGTTGATCAAAAAACAGGAGAACTTGGCGCAAAATTACGAGAAACAGACACCAACTCTAAAGACTTTTGGAAAGATATTTTAGACGATAAAAAGTTTAAAGAATTTATTAAACAAAAATATTCCATTTCGTTTGGTTCTATTTTACAAGAAGAAGAAAATGAAATTACTGCCTGAGAAAAAGTGGCCTGTTGAAGGTGAGGATTATGGATTTATTGACATGGATGGTGTCGATAAAGTTACTTCTATTCGTATATTAAAAGGTAAATTTGAAGGCGTAGTTTATCACTACGGTACGATTGAAGTGGTAGAAGAAGATCCTCCGAGAATTAAATTTGATTATTTCTTGGATAATCCAGGTAAATTTGAATTTAAAGACTTGCAATCAAATAAAAAATTTGATACAATGATGGGTGACATATTAGTGTCTATTTTTGATAACAACCTTCTGAAAAAGAAAGAACTAGATGACAAGGCTGGAACAGACGATACTGAAGAATTTAATTTACAATGAAGCATTTACACGCAAAGTAATACCATTCATTCGTTCTGATTATTTTTCTGATGATGCTGAAAGAATTCTTTTCAAAGAAGTTTTTGAATTTACCAACAAATACAAAAACCTTCCATCACACGAAGCACTTGTAATTAATCTCACCGAAAGTAAATCGCTAACTGAACCTCAAGTTAAGTCGGCGATTGAACTTCTCAATGTAATCAAAGAAACAAAAGATGAAACTGTAGAGTTGGCATGGATTTCTGAGCAAACAGAAAAGTTTTGCCAAGATAAAGCCATCTACAATGCCATCATGGAGTCTGTGCATATCCTTGATGACAAAAACTCCAAAAAATCAAAAGGAGAAATACCAAAGTTATTGAGTGATGCTCTTGGTGTTTCATTTGACAGTAATGTTGGTCACGATTATATGCAAGACTTTGATGATCGATATGATTTCTATCATCGTGTAGAAAGCCGTGTTCGCTTTGATTTGGATATTTTCAACAAAATTACAAAAGGCGGTCTACCAGTTAAAACTTTGAACATCGCACTTGCTGGTACTGGTGTTGGTAAATCATTGTTTATGTGTCATATGGCTGGCAGTTGTTTGTCACAAGGCCATAATGTTTTGTATATCACATTGGAAATGGCAGAAGAAAAGATTGCAGAACGAATCGATGCAAACTTATTGAATGTTGATTTCAATGAGCTACATACAATGAGTAAGAATGATTATGAACGCAAGTTTGAAGCACTTAAAGTTAAAACACATGGCAAGCTAATCATCAAAGAATATCCAACTGCAAGTGCTTCATCATTACACTTTCGTGCTTTATTGAGTGAGTTGGCTTTGAAAAAGAGTTTTAAACCAGATATTATCTTTATTGATTATTTGAACATCTGTGCCTCTGCTCGAATCAAACCTGGCGGTAATGTGAACAGTTACACTTATATCAAATCGATTGCTGAAGAACTGCGTGGTCTTGCTGTAGAAAATAATCTACCAATTGTTTCTGCGACACAAACGACAAGAAGTGGTTTCACCAATTCTGATCCTGGTTTGGAAGATACAAGTGAATCATTTGGTCTGCCTGCAACTGCCGACTTTATGTTTGCTTTAATTACAAATGAAGAACTAGAAAGCCTGAATCAAATACTTGTCAAACAATTAAAGAATCGTTATTCTGATCCAAATGCCTTCAAACGATTTGTTGTCGGTGTTGATAGGTCTAAGATGAGATTGTATGATGTGGAAGAATCAGCACAACAAGGCATTACTGATTCTGGTCAAGATGAAGATCCAGGCCCAATCAATACATTTGGTAATCGTGAAGGTAAATTTAATCGTAACTTTGGCGGCTTAAAAGTATGAGTTTGAATTATGATCAGGCCTTACATTGTGCTAAGGTCTTTGAAGATTATTTTGGCGATTTCAATCGCATTGATGAATATATGCGTGAGCAGAAACTAAACTCTCTTGCTGAGTTGCCTTTTGCTCTACCTGGTTGTGGACCTGAAGCAGATTTATTTGATGACTTCACTATAAACCCACAAGACATGGAGTTTGAAGTTGTTGAATTAGAATCAGCAAGATGGCAGTTATATTTGGATATAATTTCATCACACAACAACCTTAGTAGTCCTGGCCGAAATATACGCCTTGCTGTAATGGAAAAGAAAACGAAGAAGTGGGTTGGTTTTATTCGTCTTGGTTCTCCAACGATTATGATGAAACCAAGAAATGAACTTCTTGGTTGTGTAATGACAAACGAACTAGAAACAACAAAAGCTTTCAATCGGGCTTCAGCTATGGGATTTGTTATTGTGCCAGCACAGCCTTTTGGTTTCAATTATCTTGGCGGAAAGTTACTTGCAGGTATCTGTTGTTCACATGAAGTAAGAGAGATGCTGGACAAAAAATATAATATGAATACTTGCTTGTTTGAAACGACCAGTTTATATGGCACCACAAAAGCCGTATCACAGTACGATGGTATGAAACCTTATTTGCGATTTGGCGGTGTAACTGAATCCAATTTTCTACCAATGATGCACGGCAAACCTTATGAAGATTTAAAGAACTATGTTGAAGATATTGTAGGCGAATTTGTTCCTGCTGATGCAAGTAGTCGTAAACTTAAAATTAGTACCACAATTATTGCTATGACCAAATCAGCATTAAAGAATCATAAAAGTGATTATGACTTGTTTATGAACACTATTGAAAAGGCCAAAGGTTTGACTGAAAGAAAACGATACTATTATTCAAACTATGGCTTTTCCAACTTTAAAGATGTGGTACTAGGAAAGATAGATAAACTTGTACCAGACAAGGAAAACTACGATAAACACCACTTAGAAAACATCGTAGAGTGGTGGAAAAAGAAGGCTTGTAGTAGATTTACAACACTTCAGACAGAAAATCGACTGAGAACAGAGATAGAAGTTTGGACTGGTGATAAGGAGATTGACATTATCAGATAGTCGTGGTAGGATAAATACATGAATATGAAAATTCCTACTAAAGTCAATACTGATAATTCAAGTCAATCTGGTGCTGGTGCAGAAGTGACCGCATTAGCAGAATCTTTGCAGGCATATGCTTGTGCAACTAGACAACATTATGGTAAACCTCTTGGTGATATATCTCAGGTTACAGAAAGAACAATCGCTGATGCTGATTGCGATAGAACACTAAAACAATGTATGAAAGGCCTCGATGAAAAATGGTTTCTCAGTATTGTAAAAACAGCAAATAAAATTTTTGAAGAAGTACCTAGTGCTAAAACAGGAAAAAGATTTAAATTTTATCGTGGTGGTAGATTTGTAGATTCCATTTACGGTCAATGGAGACAATTTAAAAAAGATAGTGGCATTTCTGGTGATGACAAATGGAATCCTGCTGATATTTGGATGGCTAAAAAAGATTTTAGATTGAAAGAAGGATGGCCAACACTTAGAGATTATAACCGTTACATTTATGATGAGTTTGCAAAAACCAATTTGATTGGCATTTCTTTAAAAAAGTTAGACCCAAAAGCAACTGAAGCACATTCTAAGATTTTTAATAATGGTAAACCACTCATAGCACAGTTTAGAGGGATAAAACTCGGCGCAAATATGTTTGATTCAAAAGATATTTACATACAATATAAATCAGAAGGTGTTGATGGCGAAATTCAATTTCGTAATTTTTCTAGTAGACCACAACCATCTTCTTGGCAAGGAGAAATTAAAGGTAAAAGTGCTGCAGGCGGAAAAATTGGTGGCGGAGTTATAATGTCTGGTGCTATAGAATCTGGAGTTCCTAGAACGAAATTGACACAACCCAATCAAGTACCAATTGAAAAACCAAAAGATTCTGATTTCAAAGAATTTGCTACAATGTTTAAATACTTGTCAAAATCTAAAGACAGTTTAGATAGTTTAATAATGCAAGCAAAAGCTGGTCATAGAAAAGATAAAACTTGGTGGATGTCCAAATATCTTGGAATTAGTTTAGTATACGCAGTATTGCAATCTAAAAAAGAAGATGATTTTTGTAAATACATTTTTGAATATGCTTCATCTGCTACAAAAAACAGTAGTATTTTTATAAAGTATAGCTAATGAATTTCACAGAATACTTAACAGAAGGTAAAGAAGGTAAGAATGTTCACCTTGAGCATATTGAGGATGAAGTTCTAAATTTTGGCATATCTGGTGCCAGGTCTGCCATTAACTTTCTACAATCACTTCGCAATATGTTGGCAGGTAATGCCGAATCAAAAGTAAATGTTACGACCAAATGGGATGGTGCGCCTGCTATTTTTGCTGGTGTTAATCCTGAGAATGGTAAATTCTTTGTTGGCACCAAAGGCGTATTCAATGTTAATCCAAAATTAAACTACACAGATGAAGATATTGACAACAATCATCCAACAGAAGGCCTCAATCAAAAACTCAAAGTAGCCTTGCGTTATCTACCAAAACTTGGCATCAAAGGTGTCTTGCAAGGTGATATGATGTTCACAAAAGGCGATATTAAGAAACAAGTTATTGGTGGTGAATCATACATTACATTTCAACCAAACACGATTGTTTATGCGGTGCCTTCTGATATAAAATTGGCTCGTTCAATGCTAGATGCACAGATTGGTGTGGTGTTTCACACATCATACACAGGTAAAAAGATGCAAGATATGAAGGCATCTTTCAATGTTGACCTTGGAGGTCTTACAAATACCAAAGATGTTTGGTTCCGTGATGCTTCATTTGTAGACACTTCTGGTTCTGCTACATTCACAGAAGAAGAAACGAAACAACTTACCACAATACTTTCTTTAGCAGGTCGCACATTTCAAAGCATTTCATCAATGACTTTAAATCGTATAGCCTCTAACGAAATAATTAAAACTTACATTAAGACTTTTAATAATGCTAAAGTGCGTGAAGGTAAAAAGATTAGTAATACAAATCAGCACACATTAGAATTGATTCGCTGGGTTGAGGCGAAGCTAAATAAAGATATTGCTGATGTAAAGAAAGAAGAAACAAAGAGAAAACGAATTGCCGCTAAAACAGAACTCATGCGGTTCTTCCGTCAAAATGCAGCACAATTACGATCCATCTTCGATTTACAGAATCTATTAGTAGATGCAAAACTGATGATTGTTCGTAAGTTAGAAACAGTCAAATCAATTGGTACATTTGTAAAAACAGATGATGGATTTAGAATTACTGCACCAGAAGGTTTTGTTGCAGTAGATAGATTAAAAGGTAATGCAGTTAAATTGGTTGACCGTTTAGAATTTAGTCAAGCAAACTTTAATGCAGCAAAGAATTGGGACAAATAATGACTTACAATATCAACGACATTCTCAAAGAATATGGTGAAGACGATTTTGGCTTTACTACGGTCGATGAAGCTGAATATCAAGCAGTTATTGCAGAAAAAGATGAAACAGTAGAAGAATACAAAGCAAGGCTAGATCAAGTAGAAAAAATTATTATGCCTTTTCTAACCAATCTATATAAGTCTGCTAGTCAACCATACATTCATTGGCCAAATCGTGGACCAATCATTGAAAAACAAATGCAAAAAATATTAAAGTTGACGAGGGGTTAATGTTTAAAAGCAAGGTAGATGAAGCCGCTTATGTTGGCAATATTGGTGCGATGGAAATGTTTAAGTTTCATCAAAAGGCCAACGAAGAACAAAAGAAGAAGCTTCAACAGCATCTAAAGAATAAAGATACACAAGGCGCTTGGAAACATATTCAGTCTGTTACCAATGTAAAACTCCATAAAAGTGTAAGTGAAGAAAAGAAATCACCAAATCCAGATATATTGCCTGTTGCTGGCGCAGGTCAATGGGGAACAGATACATTACGGCGAAATTATCAGAACGGAACTCCAGGCCAAGAAATTAAACGATTTAAGGATTATAGCAAGCATAAGTAATTAATACACAATGAGGTTGTTATGAAAGATTTGATAATTGGTGGTGCAACAAACTATGATTGGAATATCCTAAAATATTGGGTAAATTCAATCAACAAATCAGGATTCCAAGGTGATAAGGTCCTGATTCTAATGAACTGCGACAAAGATACGGTAAAAAAAGTATCTGATGCGGGATTCAAAGTCGTAGGTTTTCAACAAGATTCTCAAGGCAATTTAACTTATCCACAAACTGGCCGGGCGCCACATGTGGAAAGATTTCTGCACATCTATAACTTCCTATCACAGAACGAATATCGGTATGTTGTTACTACCGATGTGAAAGATGTTGTCTTTCAACAAAATCCAATTGATTACATGGAAAAAGCTTTAACAGACGATAAAAATCTAATGTTTGCTTCTGAAAGCATGTATTACAAAGATGAGCCATGGGGCAACGAAAATCTGCTTCAAACTTTTGGCGAATTCATTTACAGTAAATTTAAACACAATGAAATTTATAATGTGGGTGTTCTTGCTGGTCGTGGTCATGCTGTTCGTGATTTGATTTGTAATATCTTTGTTTCTACACAAGGCAAACCAATTCCTATTTGTGACCAATCCACATTTAACTTTATGATTTCAATGTCGCCATATAAAGAAACCTCGGTGTATTTGCGGTCAGAAGATGCTTGGGCTGCACAACTTGGCACAACTGGAGATCCAACTAAGATTGAACAATTCAGACCATTTTTAATTGAAGCCGAGCCAAAAATAAATGATGATATTGTTACAACATCTACCGGGATACCCTTTACAATTGTTCATCAATATGATAGAATTCCTAATTGGAAAAAAATATTAGAGGCAAAATATGGCTAAAATTGCATTATGTATTACAGGTCAACCTCGTTGTGTAGAAAAAGGATATGAATACCATAAACAAAACATCATTAACAATAATGATGTAACTGTTTTTATACACACATGGGAATCACCAGAAACAAAAAAAGCTTTTGAACTTTATAAGCCTGAAGCGATGATGGTTGAAGAACCAATTAATCCAGACTTATCAAAATATACAAGAGTTCCTCCACCGCAACCTAATTGGAAAGTAAAAAATCCAGCATTATCAACATATGCACAGTTATATGCTATTAAAAAATGTAATGAATTAAAAACCATTTATGAAGAAGAAAACTCTATTATTTTCGATTGGGTCATACGTTCTCGTTTTGATTTTGCTATCAATGCTACAATACCTTTTACTGAATTGGACAATAGTAAACTTTATATTCCAAATTGTCGCATGACGCCACAAAGAGATTTTGGTAACGATCAATTTGCCTTTTCATCGTCAGAAAATATGAACAAATATGCAAAGGCTTTTGATTTTATTGATCATCACTATGATCGTGGTACTCAGATGATGTGTGAAGATTTGATGAGTGAAAATTGGAAACATTTTAATATGGTTGGAGAAAACTTGGTTTATTGTAATATTAATCATCCATTTCCACCAGGCCCATACAATGGCACATGGCACTCTTTACTGCGTGAGGATTTTGAACAATGGGCTCGTTAATTATTTGCATGGCTGGTCTAAACACCAGATTCCATGATGTTGGTTTTGATATGCCAAAGTATTTGTTACCTTGGCGTGGCAGCTGCATCATTCATTCAATTATTAATGAATTTCAAACAAGACATAAATTTGCAAATATAATATTGTTAGCAAACAAAAGGGACTTATATTTTAGAAAAAGTTTAGTTGATGCAATTAAACATATTGGTTTAGATGAAACTAATATTCACTATATTGGAGATACAAACGGTCAGGCGCATACTGCATACATTGGTTCTACTATTGCAAAAAGTAATGAACCAATTTTTGTTCATAATGCAGATACACATTTAACATTTAGAAATTTTAATCACATTATAGAAATGTTAAAAACAGCGGATGCTTTTGTAGATGTATTTGTTGCAAATAATCCTAAGTATTCATATGTAAAGAAAGAGGGAGATAGGGTCATAGAAATTGTAGAAAAGAATCCTATTTCTCCTTTTGCAAGTTCTGGTTTGTATTGTTTTAAGACGGCTGAACTATACCAAGAATACTTTAACAAATTACAAAAAGATTTTACCAAATCAGAGATGTATATTGCCGATGTTTTAGCTCTCATGTTGAATGATAGAAAACTTATTGTAACAAATGAATTGAACAACCGAGAAGAAACTATTGTTCTTGGTTCACCACAAGAATATGGATTAGAAATAGCAAAATGGTCAATAGTAGGCAGACAAAACTAAAAGGCGGTTCATTAAGTTCGACATACTTAATTGAACAGGACAATAAGAAATTTATACGAAAAACTGTATCTCTAACAGAGAACAGAGAATATGGTTATGTTCGCTGGTACTCTCAATTAAAAAAACTCCAACGATATAACACAGAATTTCCTAGGTTGTTTCCTAAAGTATTAAATGTATCTTATGAAAAAGAAGATGCATATTTTGATTTACAATACATGGATGGTTATTCTGACTTATACACCATTCTTTCTGGTCGTGATTTGTCTGAACATGAGTTAAAGAAAATTAACCATGCTTTATGGAATGCTTTCAAAGAATTGCATCGTATTGATTATGTGCCAAATTCTGGTGCAGCTTTACTTTATTTCAAAGAAGAAATTCAACAAAAACTTATCGATGCAAATAAGTTCGATGAGTTTAATAAATTCTATTCTCATGGAACATATGAATTAAATGGTGAAATTGTTCATGGCATTACCAATTTTATGGATGAATTGAGAAACTTTTTTACAGAAATGAATTTGATCAACGAAGAATGTATTCATGGCAATCCAACATTAGAAAATACATTATATTCTTTTGTTGACGATATGGTTGTGTTTGTTGACCCATATGAAGAAAGTATCATTGACAGTAGATTTTTAGATTATTCGATGGTGTTACAAAGTTCACACAGCTTATACGAACACTTCAATAATCAACCAATCAATGTAGAAGATTCCAAAGTTTGGTGTAATGATATTCAACCATCAGATAATTTTAGACAGTTCAATGAGTTATTTACTTCTGAATTGGTGGAATCAAGAACAAAGAAAATTGTAGATGTTTTAGAAGCAACACAATTTATTCGTATGTTGCCATTCAAGTGTGCAGCTGGTAATTACGACCACGCTAAGTATTTCTATCTTCATGCCTGTAAACTATTCAGTAAGATTTTTATATGAACGATTTGTTAATTGATTTTAATAATTCAAAGAGAACATGGCAAGTTAATGCTACTTTGCCTGTATCTTTTACAATACATTATTCAAACAATGTATTTGATCCGGCCAATCACGATTTGATATCCTATGGAACAGGTGATCGTAGAATTGTTGTTGTAGATAAGAATGTATATAAATTATATTGTGAAAAAATATCGAACTACTTTAAAACTTTAAAAATTGATTGTCGTTTATACATCATTGATGCAACTGAAGCCAATAAAGATTGGCAACACACCAATGAAATATTACGATTTTTTGAAAATGAGGGCGTTTTACGCCGAGAGCCAGTAATTGTAATTGGTGGCGGTGTCTTACTTGATTTGGTTGGTTTTTGTTGCAGTATCTATCGCCGTGGCATTCCATATATCAAAGTGCCAACAACTCTTTTAGCAATTGTAGATGCCTCAGTTGGTGTAAAAGTAGCTGCGAATCATTTTGAAAGGCGTAATCGTATTGGTGCTTATTATCCACCAATTGCAACTCTCATAGATAAAAAGTTTATTAAAACGCAAGACGAAAGAGAAATCATAAACGGCATTGCAGAAATTTTTAAACTTGCAGTTATCAAATCTAAAGAATTATTTGTGTTATTGGAAGAAAATTATGATCAACTTATCAATGAGAAGTTTCAGTTTGGTGCTGTTCCTGTTCGTGTTATTAATCTTGCCATTTCTGATATGATCGATGAGTTGGCACCAAATCTATGGGAGAAAAAGTTAAACCGCTGTGTAGATTATGGCCACACTTTTAGTCCAATTATAGAAATGGCAAATATACCAAACTTATTACACGGTGAAGCGGTTGTACTAGATTGTTTATTTTCTGCTTGTATTTCATATAGCCGTGGGCATATCAATAGAGAAATCGCCAAGCGCATTTTCAATGTTGCAGGAAAGTTAAGATTACCTACTTTTCATAACGATTTTACCAATATAGACTTGCTTAAAAAGTCATTATCTGATACAATGAAGCATCGCAACGGTAATCAATATATTCCTATACCGATTGATATTGGCAATTATAAATTTATAAACGATTTGACTGACAAAGATATAGAAAAAGCAATAGCAATTTTTGAAGAATTATGAAAACAGCATTTATAACTGGAACAACGAGTGGTGTAGGCCTAGAAATCGCAAAACATCTAATCGAAATTGGTTGGAAAGTTTATGGTATGTCTAGAACTCCTTCAGTTATTAAACATCATTACTATCGTCATTTAGAATGTGATATTACTAACGCTGATTTAATTAAAGTATTGGTTCAGTATGACGTTAAAGATGAAATTGATTTATTAATTAATAACTCAGCTGACTTTGAATATATTGATTTTGAGAATACAGAATTAAATGTAATCGATAGAATTATTGATACCAATTTGAAAGGATCAATTTATGTTACCAAATATCTATTGCCTTTAATGAAAGAACCAAGTAGGATAATCTTTATCAATTCTGTAGCAGGTTTAGAAGAATTAGAAAATCAATCTATTTACTGTGCTTCAAAGCATGGCCTTACAGGATTTGCTGGTGTGTTAAGTAAAGAATTACAGAAAAGAAAAATAAAAGTTACGAGTATTCATCCTGGAGGTATTAATACTTCATTATGGAGTGGTTCTGATTTTCACGATGATTTGACAAAACTTTTAGATCCAAAAGAAATTGCTAAACTTATTGCATTTATTTGTGATAGTCAGCAAAATGTAGAATATAAAACAATTAAACTTTTTCCGGATATAGAATGGCATCAATAATTCCTGATAAAAATTTGTTTATTGTAACATCTGCTTTAAATTCAAAAAGAGGAGTCGTTAACAGTAATCAAAGATTAAAACAAACGGTCGAATCATTACTTAATTTAAAACAAAAGGTACCTAATGCAGTTTTACTTCTTGTGGATGGTTCTCCTGATCCAATACCAGAAGAAACTAAAAAAATAATTAGTCAATACTGCCAATGTATTTGGTTTGGTCAACATCCAGATATAAATGCAATGTCTTCGGTTGGCCGTCAAAGTGAAGCTGAATTTTGTTTGTTATTTAATGTTTTTTGTTTATTTAAACAAAATGTTGAATTTATGAAGTTTTTATATGAAGTTAAGAGAATTTTTAAATTTTCAGCAAGAAGTTTTTTAGAAGATGATTTTGATGTTGATGAATATAATGGTCTTTTTGGTAAATATGTGTTTAAAAAACCTTTGCCATCATGGATGCCAGAAGAAAGAAAAAAACATATAACTGATTGCCTCTATATTACAAGAATGTATTCTTTTTGTCCATCTTTGTTAGATAATTATTTACAATTAATTGAACCAATGTTAAATAGTGTTGTAAAATACGGAATCGATTTTGAACATGCTCATCATCTTTGCTTAGACAAAAAACATATTGTTGAATTTGATAGAATAAAATGTTCTGGAATTGTTTCAAATTCTGGTCAATTGGAGAGATATTAAAATGATCAATGAATTTGATTATGAAAATTTACAAAAAACATTTAAAAATTCAGAACCATTTTCACATTGTATAATTGATAATTTTTTTGAAAAAGAGATTGCTTTAAAATTAGCTTTGGAATTTCCTGATTATGATGATGCCCTTTGGTCGATTTATGATAACCCAATTGAAAACAAAAGAGCTTCTTCTAACTGGAATTTATTTCCAAAAACAACTTATCAAATTTTTTCTCTAATGAATAGCGATGTATTTTTAGAAAAAATTAAAAAAATTACAGGAATCAATAATCTAATTGCTGATTATGGTTTACATGGCGGAGGATGGCATATGCACGGCCGAAATGGTAAATTAAATATACACAAAGATTATTCAATTCATCCAAAGTTAAAAATGGAGAGAAGAATTAATATTATTATGTATATGACCCCCAACTGGCAAAATGAATGGGGTGGAGGATTAGAATTTTGGTCAAACGATGAAGAAAAAAAATTACCAAAAAATTGTATTAAACGAATTTCAAATGAATTTAACCGAGCTGTAATTTTTGATACCACTCAAAATTCTTGGCATGGTCTTCCTGATTCAATTAATTGTCCTGAAGGAATATATAGAAAATCTTTAGCAATATACTATGTTTCTTCTCCAAGAGAAGAAGCTGAAAAACACGATAGAGCTCTTTTTGCTCCACACAAGGAGCAAATCAACGACTCAAAAATAATAGAGTTAATTAAAAAAAGAGCAAATTCTGAAACCTCTAGTGAAGTTTATCGTATATAAAATGACAATAATACCAACCAGAAATTTATTCATTATCACTTCAGCTTTAAATGCTAAAATTGGCACTATTGGAGAAAAAGAACGATTGGAACAAACTATTGCAACATTGGATAATCTTAGAGATAAAGTTCCCGATGCAGCTGTTCTTTTTGTTGACGGTTCACCAGAAAATGTACCAAAAGAAACGAAAGAACTGATCAATAAATATTGCGAAGCTCTTTGGTTTAGCAGCCATCCAGAAATTAAATCTTTTGCTTTGGCCGGCAGAAAAAATGAAGCCGAACTTTTATTGTTACTAAACACACTTATACAATTCAAAAACAATCCTGAATTGATGGGTTTTTTACACGGAGTTAAAAGAATATTTAAGTTTTCTGCAAGATCATTATTAGAAGATGATTTTGATATTACTGAATATAATAACAAATTTGGAAAATATGTTTTTAAAAAATCACTACCATCATGGATGCCAGAAGAAAGAAAAAGAACTATTACGGACCATCTGTACATCACACGGATGTATTCTTTTTGTCCATCTTTGTTGGATAATTATTTACAAACAATAGGACCAATGATAAGTAATGTTATGTCACATGGCATTGATACAGAACATGCTCATTATTTGTGTTTAGACAAAAAACATATTGTTGAATTTGATAGAATAAAATGTTTTGGCATTATTGCTGGTACATATGAAAAGGAGAGATATTAATGGAATTGTGGAATTATTTTACAACAAATAAAGGCAAAAAAATTACAAAATGGAAACATTATTTTCCAATTTACGAGAAGCATTTTTCTCCAATCCGTAATAAATCAATTAAGATATTAGAAATTGGTATTTTAAACGGAGGATCTTTAGAAATGTGGCGTTATTATTTTCCAGAAGCCATAATTGTTGGTATAGATATTAATCCATTATGTAAACAACACGAACAAGAACGTATCAATATTCGTATTGGCGATCAAACAGATGAGAAATTTTTACAAAGTTTAATTGAAGAATTTGGTGAGTTTGATTTGATTATTGATGATGGATCACATCATGTTGCTCATGTAAATAAAACCTTTCAATTTTTATTTCCAAAAATGGCAGACAACGGCATCTATTTTATTGAAGATACTCATGCAGCATATTGGGATTCTCATGGTGGAAGTATTAAAGAACCGGAATCAATTAATAATGTCGCAAAGGGAATGATCGATAGTATTAATGCAGATCATGCTAGGGGTCAGAAAGAGCCTGATTATTTCACTCGTAATGTTAAGTGCATGTCTGTTTACGATTCTATCGTTGTTTTTGATAAAGGCAATATTGGCGAAAAGATTCCTATGGAGATAGGAATGTCAAGAACAGTCATGCAACCAGACTCGGTTCCTAAAATGCATGGTGGTTTTGTTACATTTAGAACAGATTAAACCGTATAAATAGCATATCAATGTAACGCTGTAGAGGCGGGAGAGATATGAAATTTAGCGATTTTCTGCTAGAGCAGAAAGAAAAACATGCAGTAATGGCCTTTGGGCGTATGAACCCAATTACAGTTGGCCATGAAAAACTTGTCAATAAAGTACAAGAAATTGCCAAAAAAGTTGGTGGTTCTGCACATATCGTTGTTTCGCACTCACAAGATCCAAAGAAAAATCCTCTTTCTCCCGCACAAAAACTCAAGCATGCTAAGCGTGCTTTTCCTGGCGTCAATGTATCTTCATCTGACGCATCTGCACCAAATTTCTTAGCACAAGCCGCAAAGTTACACAAACAAGGTGTAACACATTTCCACATGGTTGGCGGCTCAGACCGTGCCGATGAATATCATAAACTTCTACACAAATATAATGGCGTAAAAGGACCACATGGTTCTTATAACTTTAAACACATTGAAGTTCATTCTGCCGGTGAGCGTGATCCAGATGCCGAAGGTGTAGAAGGTATGTCAGCAAGCAAAATGCGTGAGCATGCTTCAAATGGCAATTACAAAGAATTTCGCAAAGGTGTTCCTTCAGCGATGACTGATGCTCACGCAAAAGAAATGTTTAACCATGTTCGCAAAGGCATGGGAATGAACGAAGATGTAAACGAAGATTTTCAAGAATTGCTTATTGAAGGTGTGCATGATAAGGCTATTTTCAAAGCAGTTTTTTTAGCAGGTGGTCCTGGTTCTGGTAAAGATTATGTTCTTAGCAACACACTCGATGGTCACGGTCTTACAGAAATCAATTCAGATAAAGCTTTAGAGTTTTTGATGGACAAAGAAGGTCTTGACAAAACAATGCCTGAAGCTGAAAAAGAAAAGCGTGATGTTGTTCGTGGTAAAGCCAAAAATATGACTGAGTTGCGTCAGCGTTTAGCATTGATGGGTCGTAATGGTCTTATCATTAACGGCACAGGTGATGACCATGAAAAGATTGGTCGCATTAAAGACCGCTTAGAAGAAATTGGTTACGATACTTCAATGATTATGGTGAATACAAATGATGAAGTATCAGCACAAAGAAATGTTGAAAGAGGACAACGTGGCGGTAGAACAGTACCAGAAGATATTCGCCGTCAAAAATGGGAAGCAGTTCAGAACGCAAGACCAGAATTAGCAAAAATGTTTGGTGACCGTTATGTTGAATTTGATAACTCAGAAGATTTAAGAGCGGCCGCACCGGATGTTGTTAAAGCTAAAAAAGATGAAATGACAGAGTTGTTTAAAAATATCCAACAATTCGTAGCAGATCCACCAAAATCAGAAGCGGCATCTTTATGGGTTGCACATGAATTAGATTTGTCAGATAAATTGCCTGTACCAAAAGAAGGTGCTGAAATGCCACCACATCCAGGTTCTGGAGCTGCTGAAGAAGCTAGAAAATTAGGATTAACTTATTATGGATTTGGCCGCTACGGTAAAAATGGTAAAGTTACATATCGTTCTATCCATGATAAACTTGTTGAGGTACAGAGAGAAGAACCACAGCAACCAAATATTCCTGTATCGAGTTCTTCTGGTGCACCAAAGAAAGGTGTCAATGAAGAATTTGAAGAAGTATTCACCGAAGATTTGCGCCAATGGTTTGATCCAAAACATCCAAAAGGTGGATGGAAAAGAATCAACAGCAAAGGCGAAGCAATTGGTCCATGTGCTCGTGAACCAGGCGAAGCAAAACCAAAATGTATGTCGAATGAAAAGCGTGCTAAGTTGAGTAAGAAAGAACGAGCATCTGCTGTTTCTGCCAAACGCCGACATGATCCAGATCCAGAGCGTAAAGGTGCACCAATTAATGTATCTAACTTTGGCAAAGGTAAATTATCAGAATCATATCAGTTGTCCGATTCTTCATCATTAAACCTCTTATTGCTTGGTACACGAATCGATGAGATTGAATTAGAAGAAGAAAAGAAAAAAGAAATTAAACTTCTAAAAGATAAAAGTGGTAAAGTAAGAACATTTATGCTTCGTGCTGCAGCTGCAAGAGAAGCACATACAAGTAATGGTACAGTCATGCCTTATAAAAATGGCTATGTTATTAAAATAAATGAGGAGAATGAAGATGTTGAACTTAATCAAAAACCTTTTTGGCAAATCAGAGAGTCAAACTCATCCGCTAGACGGATCAACCAGAGTAGCACAGGAGAGAGCAGACAACTTATCTCAGAAGGTTACACCGAGCTTACCAGCGCCAACGAATACGCCAAAGGCACAGGCACCGAAATCCAAGGCACCAACAAAGAAACCCCAACCACAAAAATCACGCTTGGGCAAATCCGCTCCCGCCAAAAAGAAAAAGTAAAAGAATCAATTGACAAAGGCATTGAACCTGGTTTATCAATGTCGGCAGGTGGAGAAAATGCACAGAGGCCGTCATTGAAAACAAAACAAAATAAAAAACCATTTGAAGAAGCAATTGGTGCCGGTGGTGAAGATGCTACATCAATGAGTGATTTTAATGATAATGTATTGAAACAAAAAGGTATCAACATTAAAACATTTAAAGCTAAAAGGCCAATAGGATGAAATCTTTTAAATCATTTATCACAGAAGAAGCCTTAGATGAAGTTGCTGCATGGCAACGCAAAGAAGGTAAATCTGAATCTGGCGGTTTGAATCGTAAAGGTATTGAATCATATCGCCGTGAGAATCCAGGTTCAAAACTTTCTATGGCAGTTACAACAAAGCCAAGCAAATTGAAGCCAGGTTCAAAGGCAGCAAATCGCCGTAAATCATTCTGCGCTCGTATGGGTGGTATGAAGAAGCGTTTAACATCAGCAAAAACTGCCAATGATCCAGATAGCCGTATCAACAAAGCATTAAGAAAGTGGAATTGTTAATGTTAATAAAAGTTTTAGGCAATGAATTTCCTCTTAGAGCATCCTCTAACACAACAGTTAATAATGCTGTTGTGGTTAGATTAGTTCATACTGGCGCACAAGAACACAAAATTATTATTGCAGATGGCGCAGGATCAAATGTAGGAACCTTTACAATGTTAAACAATTCAGAAATAATATTAGAAAAAAAAATAACAGAAACATTACAATTGGATGCTGGATCAGATGTTTTAGCAGTATCAATTGCGTATAAAAATTAAAACACTAGGAGAAAAAAATGCAATTTGACAACCAAAAAACAAGAAATGTCGCAGATGTAGTTGCCAAGATTTTGGCTGGCGAATCTGCAAAGCAGGAACCAAAAATGTTGGAAGAAGGATTAAAAGGCAATCAACACAAAATTGATGCCAACAAAAACAACAAGGTTGATGCTCACGACTTCAAACTTCTTCGTGCTAAAAAAGAAGTAAAGAAAGAAGAAGTTGAGCAAGAAGAAGAAAAATCAATGACTTTTTCTGAAATGCTTGCTGCATATAAGGAACATGGTCTTGCCGTAATTGCTGAAGAGCCTACAGAAGAAGAATTTAATGATGAAATTAAAAAGGCTCAGGCAAAATCTGAAGGTAAAGATAAAGCTGATGTTGCCAAAGCTTCAGTTCAGGCAGTAAAACAAGAAGAAATTGAAGTTCTTGATGCTGATGTAATCAATGGTGTAGAAGAAGTTACCATTGATGAGCGCACACTTACAGAACCAGAATCAAAGAAAAAAGAAGAAATTGTTAAATCAATGAAGAAAAAAATGTCTGGTTTCAAAGAGCGTTATGGCGAGCGTGCAAAAAATGTAATGCATGCTACTGCCACAAAAATGGCAAAGAAAGACTGAAATGAAAACCATTTTTCAATTGCGTGAACGGTGTTGGCCTGGTTACAAACCAACACCAGGTAAAAAAGCATATGCTAAAGGGTCTTGTGTCAAAGAAGCAAATGCAACCGCAATTGCAGCTGCTACTGCCATTTCTAAGAAAAAATCTGGTAATTATGATAAAGAAGGAATGAGGAAAACTCCTTACAAAAATCCTGATCATCCAAAAGCTAAAAGTAACGAAGAACGCCGTAAAGAATTAAGAAAAGAAGATATTGATGGCACTACAGAACAAGTAGCCGGTTCAGCGCAATCAACATTAACTGATAAACCAAATAGAGAACCTATGAAAACATATAAACAAAAAAATATCACAGAGTTATCTACCAACTTGTTAGCCCGTTATAAAGAAAAGGCGGCTGCTGATTCTGCTAAGGCCGATAAAGAAGGTAATACTACAAAGGCCGACAAACGATTTTCTGGTGTAGTTAAAGCAACCACTAAGCAGTTTGATAATTTTAAGAAAAAAGGTTTTAGTGAGGAAGATACTACTAAAAAGCCTGAAGGTTTTAAATCACTAAAACCAAAAGAGAGTGAGCATGAAACCTACTATAAGTTTATAGCAGGCAAAGCTAAACTCGGTAAGCCACTTTCAACCAAAGAGAGAAGTTTTGCTCAGTCATATAAAATGGCCAGAGAAGAAACAGAACAGATTGCTGAAATCTCAGCACAAGCACATAAAGAGTATCAATCAGCTGCAAGAAAAGACATTAAAGCAAATCTAAAGCATATTCACGGTGAGTATGGTGATATTGCTAAGAACATCGTAAATCGCCGAATGAAAGGTTTAGCCATGTCAAACGCAATGACAAAACTGAAAAAAGAAGAAGTAGAACAAATTGATGAAAAGAATGTACCAACATCACCAGAGAAATGGGCACAAGCAAAATCACAAGCAAAGGCCAAGTTTGATGTTTACCCTTCAGCATATGCTAATGGCTGGGCTGCAAAGAAATACAAGGCCATGGGTGGTGGTTGGAAATCTGTAAGTGAAGCAGTTAAAGATAAATTTGATATTGGTGAATATGACCAAGAAGGTGATATGGCCAAATCAGATTTGCGCTCAATTATGGCAAATTCAAAGAAATTACACGACATGATTGAAGATGCGGATAATCTTCCAGAATGGTGTCAGAACAAAATTACTTTAGCAGAAGATTATATTTCTACTGTTGCCAATTACCTAACTGCTGAAATGAATGAAGAAGTTGAGCAGATTGATGAGTTAAAAAAATCTACTCTTGCTTCTTATGCCACAAAAGCTACCGATGATGCAAAAAACAAAAAAGATGCAGCGACCAGTTATGCCGCACAGATGAAAGGTTATTCTTCAAAAGGTATGCAAAAGAGCGTAAAGGCCGATAAAAGAATTGAAGGCGTAAAAGGTGCCATCAAACGCCTTGCAAAAGAAGCAAAAGAAGATTTACCATTTACACCAGATAAACCAAAGAAACAGAGTGTAGTTGCTGGCAAATATGGTAAAGAATATTCTACAGCACGCCATCTTGCTCGTACGGCCATGCAAAAACAAGCAGAAAAGATGAAGAAAGCACCTATCAAAGAAGAATCACGAAAGGCTGCAATCGTTAAAGATATTATGAAGAAGAAAAAGGGTTCTGAAGATGCCTTTCAGAAAGAACCGGAGTTATCATCTACATTAACAAAAGTACAATAGTGAGTGCAGGCATAAATACATTATCAAATTTTAATTCTTAGGAGAGAAACAATGTCACTTTGGGGAAATTTAGATGCCGCAAATAATGCACCAAAATTTGGTCCTACAGGCGGTTTAGGTTTAACAGCAAACACCCAAGCACTTTTTGGAAACACAACAGTTGCTACAACAAGAACAACAGTTGGTGTTCCAGGTATGGCCATTGGTGTTTTTGGTGTTGATGCTGCAGAAGAATCAGCAACTTCAACTGCAAACACAGCTGGAAGTCATGCGGGTTGGGTACTTCGTAAAGTAGGCACAGGTGGTCGTGCAGGTCGTATTCATAATGAAACACTTGTTGCTATGGGTTCTATGCGTGGTGATGCATCTGATGATGCTACTATGGGTGATACTTAATGCGCTTTAAGCAATTCATGGAAGAATTGACCAGTATTGAATCTGGTCAAGCAATCGAAGCACATGAACCTACGGGTGAAGGATCGTCAGCTATTGACAACCCTAAAATTCGTATGGAAATAAACTATCGATTGACAAATGAATTGTATAGCAGTTTTCTCTCTCCTGAAGGCGGTATACAAGCAATTCGTAAAGTGCTGCATCGTTTTGGTTTTGACATGCCAGCACTTTACGATGCTAACCCGGAAGGAGATGAAGTTGCTTTTGAAATAGAGCAATTTGGCCAAGAAAATTTAGCATCAAACATTTATATTTTATATTATCTCACCGATGAAGGTCATTATGAGTTTTTTGCTGAAGTAGGCGATGATGCGAGAATGGATGAACTTTTATCAGATGGTGAGGAGGAAGACGAAGAAGAACAAGTATAATGTCTTTTGAAGATTTGACGAATGAAAACATAATGATGTATGCGATGAAAGCTTATGATAAGCCAAATTGCATAATGAGTGAATTCAGAGAAGATATGAAACGATTTAATTACCTCAAAAGGTTATTTAAACGGTACCGTAAACTAGGTGAATTAAGAGAGCAGTTAGTTATTAATCACTTGGTGGTTTTAAACAATGTCTTTGGTCCTGAAGTTGCAACACGATTATTATTTTTTAAGATGGCGAAAGATGATTATTCAGCACTCAAAACATATCTTTTGTTTTTGAGTTGCATGCCTGAGGTAATAAGAAGTATTAAAGGGCAAGATATATTTTCTTCAGATATTCCAGTAGATATGATCATAGCACAGGAATTAAGAAAAATAAAATGATGAAAAACAATACAGCTAGAACAAGATTGCTAAGTGGTTTAAAAAAAGGTGGTTATGATGCTACAGAGCGTCAAAACTACTGGAAAGCTGAGCAAGAAAAACTTAAAGCCGAACACGAAAAGCTTACAAAAGATATTGAAGCACGAAAATTAAAAGAAGATACACCGGCTCACGATGAATTTAAAAGAGCTATAGGTCTTGGTTCTTATGGTGATTTTGTAAAAAAACATGGTGTAGCAAAAACACAATCAGTAGTATCATCTTTGAAAAAAGAAAGAGATACACTACGCTCACATAAACAAGATTGGGCAGGACCAAAACATGTTCAGCACCACGATTTCGCTATTCGTGGCCTACAAAGAGCAATGGGTGAAGATGTAGGTATGGTTGGCGGATCACCAGTAAATAATGTTGGTGATGGAGAAATTGCTGGCATAGGTGTTGGCAAACAAGGCGAACCAGGTGTAAGCCTCCGCAATAAGAAAAAGGTTGTTCCTTTTGCTGTGTTTATTCGAAAGCCTCAAGATAAATGATACTATGGTTATTGAACTCATGGATTAGTTACATTGTTCACGCTGCATTAATTGCAGGTGTCATTGGTACTTTCTTTGGTTCAATAGTCGCAAGAATTCCAGTAATTAGTGGTTATGGTGCAATTGTTAAAACAATTGCGTTACCACTTCTTATCGTTGCCATATTTGCTGAAGGTTATTTGTTCGCATCTAAATCTTGGATCGAAGAAGCCAAGAAGTTTGAAGAAAAAGTAAAAGTTGCAGAACAAAAAGCCAAAGATGCCAATGACAAATTAGGTCAGGCACTTACAGATAAAAACAATTCAATTAAGCAACAACAAGTTGTAATACAAGAAAAGATTAAAGAAGTTCAGGTGAAAGTAAATGCTGAGTGCAAGATTTCACCTGATGTAGTAAAAATACTTAACGATGCAGCAAAAGTGAAATGAAATATACCATACTATTAATGCCTTTGTTGTTGACTGGTTGTTTTAAATCCATACCAGTTAAAATGAGTTTTCCAGATGCGCCAGCCGAAATGAAGGTTTCGTGTCCAAGTTTAAAAGAAGTAAAAGATAATGCGGAGATGAGTGATATTTTACAAGTGGTTGCGGCTAATTATGGTGCATATCACGAATGTAAAAATAAATTAGATGCATGGATTGAATGGCATAAACAACAAAAACAAATAAGTGATAGTGTAAAATGAGAAAACTAATCGCAGTTGCAATCATTTCAACCTCATTATCAGGTTGTGCATTGTGGGATGCTTATATGATGGCAGGTTATGATACCACAGAATATGCATTGGTCAATCGTATTAAGACCCAAGCAGATTTATACGCTGAAGATTGTAAAGATAATAGTAAGTCAAAACAGAATTTAGATAGTTTGTATTTTACCACAATTGAACTGAAGAATTTTGCTACAAACATTCCTCGTAATGAAGATACTACCAAACTAGCAGGTAATTTGGTAGAACTTGCTAAACAAGGAAAGGAATTGTATGTTAAAAGTCCTACTGTATCTGAAACTTTTTGCAAACTCAAGTTACAACAAATTGGTCGCTCTGCTGAAGTGGCCCAAAAAGTCATAGGGAAGAAACCACGATGAATTACTTACAACAAATAGCACAATCATACGAAGATTACACTGCCGCATATAGTGCAGGTCAATTAAATGCAGCAGAATATAAATCTTTATTGGAAGGTTTAGAAGTAGAAAAGGCAGTATCAATGAATGCCGAAGAATTACAATATAAAGAACAATTAAACACGGCTATTAATGCCGCAATTTCAGCAGCGAGTGTGTTAGCATGACAGAGATTACATTAGATCAATTAAAACAATTACTGCCTAAAAATCCATATGTTCAGCATTGGCATAATGCCCTTGCTCAACTATTACCTGATTATGAGATCAATACACCAAATCGTATTGCGGCCTTTATTGCACAATGCGCTCACGAATCTGGTGGTTTCACGGCATTGAAAGAGAATTTAAATTATCGTGCTGCATCGTTGCGTAAACTATTTCCAAAGTATTTTCCGACCGATGAGTTAGCAAACGATTATGCTTCAAGACCAAACAAACAAGAAGCAATTGCGAACCGCATCTACGCTAGTCGTATGGGAAATGGTGACGAAGCTTCAGGTGATGGTTTCAGATATTGTGGCCGTGGTCTGATTCAGCTGACAGGTAAAAGCAATTACGAAAACTTTGCGATGAGTATTGAAACGCCTGTTGAACAGATTCCTGAGTATCTTGCTACATTTGAAGGTGCTGCACAATCTGCCTGTTGGTTCTGGGAAACAAACAATCTCAATAAGTGGGCCGATACAGGAGATATTAAAGAATTGACAAGAAGAATCAATGGTGGTTATATTGGTTTAGAAGATAGAATTAAACACTATGAACATGCACTTCATGTAATGGGTGGTCACTAATGAAGTGGTATCACAGCATGCTTACAGATGGTACTGATGAAGGTATCAGTAGCAAAAGAGTTGTTACACTACTCGCATTTGTATTGTGTGCTGCAGGTTTTATTGGTGACTTAATTTGGAATTTAGATGTGAAAGATACCATCTATGAAGGTATGATGTATATTGCGATTGCAGGTTTAGGTTTTACCGCATCAGAAAAATTTGCTAAAAAGGAACAAAAATGAAATCACTTATTTTTATCGCAGGCTTAGTATTTGCAGTTTCGGCAACGGCTGAGGCCGAAATTAAAAGAGTATGTAAAGACAAAGTTGACAAAGCAGGTAAAGTTGTAAATGGTAAAGATGGCAAACCAGTACAAGAATGTAAAGATATTAAAGTCCATAAAAAATTAGAAGGCACCAAGGTTCCAGAAAAGAAGTAAATGTATCCCGAAGAACAAAAGTTACATGAAGTTGAATTAAAGATAGGTCTGCTTGGCAAAGATGTTGAGCAGACCGACCGTCTTTGCGAAAAGCTTTCTGAATCAATTGAAAAGTTACAGGAAGTAAATGTAAACATAATGAGGATGATAACTTTACATGAACAAAGACACGAACAACACGAAAAAGTAGAAGAAGAAGTGAAAAACGATATTAGAGATTTACACGACCGTATTGATCAAGTAGAAAGGCACATTTCCGAAAGAATTGATGCCCTTCGTATTGATTTGATAAAACATAAAAATGATGATGCAGGAACAAAACTGCCACAAGTATTGTCAGAGATAGACAAATATAAATTTGCCATTGTGGCAGTAGCTGTAAGTGTTGGATGGATTCTTGGTAATGTCAACTTAGGTGTTTTAGGCACACTAATCAAGTAGTATTGACTTTTTGTGAGTTTTATGTTATGATTATATTATGTCACTACCAATTGATACAAAGTATTTACGATTAGTTTCTTCTCGCTTGCGTAACTTCAAGCAGAAGAATAGTAATTTGTTCAACTTCTCTTGCCCATATTGCGGCGATAGTCAGAAGAACAAATCCAAAGCCCGAGGTTATGTCTTTTCAAAAGGTAACGACCTCATCTTTAAATGCCATAACTGTGGAGTAGGCGCAAATGTTGGTAACTTCCTCAAGCATATTGATTCCTCATTATACCGAGAATACACTCTGGAAAAGTATAAGACAGGTGAATCCAATAACTCCTATTCAGCAAACACAATCCTCAACATACAACCGCCCAAATTTGGCCGAGTTGAGAAAGCAAAGGTATTTGAACACGCAGAGTGGGTTGACAAATTACCAAGTGGACATTATTGTTTAGACTATTGTATAAAAAGACAGATACCATCTAAACTATACAGTAAATTATTATTCACTCAGCACTACAAACAATTCATAGATGTTTTAATACCAAATCACGGTAAGCAGTTAGTTGATGATGCTCGCCTTGTAATTCCTTTCTATGATGAGTACGATGATTTAATTGCTGTATCAGGTCGTGCGCTAGAAACAAATGACAAAACACTACGATATGTCACGCTTCGCACAAATGAGAATGAGAACAAGTTGATTTATGGTATGGATCGTATAGACCTTAAGCAACCAGTAAAGATTGTAGAAGGCCCTATCGATTCAATGTTTCTTGCCAATTGTGTGGCCAGTGGTGATGCCAACTTGTCCATTGTATCAGATGAAATTTCAGCAGATGAAAAGTTATTAATTTTTGATAATGAACCACGCAATAAAGAAATCGTAAAGATGATGCAAGATGCGATCAAATCAGGTCACAATGTCGTAATTTGGCCAAGCAACACCCAAGGCAAAGACATAAATGAAATGATTATTGCTGGAAAAAGTGTGGATGAGATAGAAAGAATTATAAGTAGTAACTCCTTCAGAAGTATCGAAGCGCAGTTAAGATTCAACATGTGGAAGAAAATATGAATGTGAAATTGATTAGTTTTTCTCAACATGCAATTGATCCTGCTAAACTGGATAATGTTGAGGTTGATGTGATGAATATGCAAGATTTGGTTGCTTTCTGTGCAAGGGTGTCGAATCCTAGCAATCAATCAAATAAAGAAACATCTGAGAAATTAATTCGTTATTTAATAAAGAATCAACATTGGTCACCACTAGAGATGGTGAGTGTTTGTTTAGAAATAGAAACCACAAGAGATATAGCAAGGCAGATGTTAAGACACCGTTCTTTTTCTTTTCAGGAGTTTTCACAGCGTTATGCTGATCCTACGAAAGACCTAGAATTTGAATTAAGAGATGCTAGATTTCAAGACCCAAAAAATAGACAAAATAGTATTAAAATGGATGGTTCATTGGGTCAAGCTTTAATTTGTGATGAATGGAAACACAAACAAAAAATCCTTATTGCACTTGCCAAAGAAACATATAATTGGGCAATTGAAAAAGGTATAGCAAAGGAACAGGCTAGGGCTGTTCTGCCCGAAGGCAATACTGTTTCTCGTTTGTATATGAATGGAACTTTGCGTAGTTGGATACACTACATAGAACTCCGTTCTGCAAATGGCACACAGAGAGAACACATCGAAATAGCAAAAAAATGCGCTGAAGTAATCGCCAAAGTATTTCCGATGGCGAATGAATTTGTAACAGAATAATAACTGGAGTATTGAATGTCAGATAATATCCACGGTATTACCGTTGATTTTTCCCGTGATTCTCTTTTTGATGAATTGGGTTTAAAAAGATTAAAAGAAAGTTATATGCGTGAGGATGAAACCTCACCGCAAGAAAGGTTTGCATATGTATCTAAGTCTTTTGGGTCGAACAATGAACACTCGCAAAGGTTATATGAGTATAGTTCTCGACATTGGCTTTCTTATTCTACTCCCATTCTTAGCTTTGGTCGGAGCAAGCGGGGTCTTCCTATTTCATGTTTTCTTCCGTACTTGGATGATTCTGCGGAAGGTTTGGTCGATTGCCTCGCAGAAGTCAATTGGCTTTCTATGCTAGGAGGTGGAGTTGGAATCGGTATTGGAATTCGTTCGGCAGATGACAAGTCTGTTGGGGTTATGCCTCATCTTCGCACTTATGATGCTTCTAGTTTGGCTTACAGACAAGGCCGCACCAGGCGTGGCAGTTACGCTGCTTATCTCGATATTAGCCATCCTGATATTCTTATATTTTTAGAGATGAGAAAACCAACTGGCGACCAGAATATGCGTTGCCAAAATCTTCATCATGGTATCAACATAACAGATGATTTTATGCATATTATTGAGCAGTCGATGCTTGATCCACAATTTGATGATACATGGAATCTTAAAGACCCACATAGCGGTGAGGTGCGTGATACAGTATCAGCAAAAGAATTATGGCAACGAATCTTAGAAATTCGTATGCAAACTGGTGAACCGTATCTACACTTCATCGATACAAGCAATCGTTTGATGCCAGAGTTTCAAAAAGCCAAAGGGTTATCAATCAAGCAATCCAACCTTTGCTCAGAGATTATTCTACCAACTGACAAAGAGCGCACAGCAGTTTGTTGCCTCTCATCGGTCAATTTAGAATACTATGATGAATGGAAAAATGATCCATTATTCTTGCGTGATGTAGCAGAGATGCTTGACAATGTGTTACAGTATTTTATTGACAATGCACCAGACACGGTTCAGCGAGCAAAATACTCTGCTACAATGGAAAGAAGTATTGGTATTGGTGCGTTAGGTTATCATGCTTATCTACAAAAAAATAATATTCCGTGGGAATCAGCACAAGCAACAGGCGCAAATTTGAAAATGTTTAAGCACATCAGAGCTTATTTGGATCAAGCAAACATATATCTAGGAAAACAAAGAGGTGAAGCACCTGATGCCAAAGGCACAGGCCAAAGGTTTTCGCATATGCTTGCTATTGCTCCTAATGCTAGTTCTTCAATCATCATGGGCAATACAAGCCCTTCTGTTGAGCCTTTTCGGGCTAATGCTTATCGACAGGACACATTGAGCGGTTCACATCTAAACAAAAACAAACATTTGGATAAAATTATCCAGGAGAAATGTCAAAATGACAACAAATTGGACTACAATGAGATTTGGTCATCAATCATCGCAAATGACGGAAGTGTTCAACACCTCAACTTTTTGGATGAATGGCAAAAAGATGTGTTTAAAACCTCTATGGAAATTGACCAAAGATGGTTGGTGGACCATGCAGCTAACAGACAAAGTTACATTGACCAAGCGCAATCTGTCAACCTATTTTTTAGACCAGATGTTAATGTAAAATATCTCCATGCAGTTCATTTTCAAGCATGGAAACAAGGCCTCAAAACACTTTACTACTGTCGTAGTGAAAAGTTGGCTAAGGCAGATAAAGTAAGCAAGAAGATTGAACGACAAGTAATTGAAGAAATTGATTTGAAGGCATTGGCCACAGAAGAAGTGTGTTTAGCTTGCGAGGGATAATATGCAATGGATTGAATCATTAAAATACGGTGTTGATGTAGAAAAATTAAGAACCACCTTAGAAGATGTTAAAAAAGTTGGACCAATGGTATTTCAAGGCGAAGAATTTGGTTTTAATCGATTTGGTGGTTGGAACTTACAAAGCCGCACAGGAGATTACCGTGATGGTTTTCAATGGGGTGTTGAGAAGTGTCATCGCAAAGTTTGGAAACCTGGCACATTCAACTATCATTTAGCAAAGTTTTTAAATTATTCTATGCCATTTGAGCATAAAAACAAAACAAATGCTTGTATTGGACCTTTCAATGATGTTCTTGACTTTTTAGAAACAAAAGGTTTTTACCCTAGACGGTTGCGAATAACTTGTTTAAAACCACATTCTAGAAGCGTTATTCACCGAGATGCCTCCGATAACGAATATTTGGCACGAATACACATACCTTTAATCACAAACGAAAAGTGTGTGCATTGGACAGAATATGGTGAAGCTCATATGCCAGCTGATGGGTCTGTGTTTATGTTATGGGTAAATTGTATGCACCAAATACGAAATGATTCAGATGAAGAAAGGTATCATTTATTTTGTGATGCCTATGATACTCAAGGTGTAACAGAAAATTTTAAATACACCGACAATATTAATAAATTAATAGAAGAAGCCGAAGCATACAGAAAACATTTAGATTCTATACATGTAGACTTTTTTCGTAAAGTAATATATTCAATTGGTCGTGAAGTATATGTGGCTAAATTTAAGATGGAACAAAAGATGATAGAAGCATCTTATAAATTAAATGATAAACCTCAATACGCTTAAGAGAAATGTTTTTACCTGCACCTACCAAGTATCACAAGTTGTAATTCTGATACAGGTAATACTTGCAGTTGTTGGTCTAGTTTACATTTACTTTAACTTTTCTTGGTGGTATGTGGCTTTGCCTTTTATTTGGTATGCGGTTTTACTATGGTGGTCACATCACATAGCACTACACCGTTATTTTTCACATGGATCATTTGACGTAAATAAGTTTTGGCATATTGTAATGTGTTATAGCAGTTGTTTAGTTTCTTTTGGTTCACCATTTTCATATGCTTTGGCACATAGAGCACACCACAAACATTCAGATACAGATAAAGACACTCATGCACCAACAAAAATTGGCTATCTAAATGTGATGTTTTTTAAATGGAAACTAGATAGTGTAAACCTGTTAGATAGAAATAGAAAAATGGATGATTGGGCTATACACGCTCATAAGAATTATAGTTTAGTTATTTTGTTTTTCTATATTGCATTGTTATTGATTGATGTTGGTTTGGCATTCTCATACAATATTGGCATAGTGATTGCATTGTTTGGAGTTGCATATGTGAATGTGTTTTCGCATGTGAAAAATCCATTAAATTATAGAAATTTTGAAACGGACGATTTATCATCGAATAACTTGTTTGTAGGAATTGTAGGCGGCGAATGGCATAATAACCACCACTACAACCCACAAAACTGGAATGAAAAAGTAAAATGGTGGGAACTAGATGTACCTGCACAAATAATAAGACTAATAAAAAAGGACTGAAATGACAAAGAAGAAACATAACTTGATGGATGAAAGACAATCATTCAAACCATTTTTTTACCCATGGGCCTATGAGGCATGGCTAAAACACGAACAGATTCATTGGTTACATACAGAAGTACCAATGCTTGAAGATGTGAAAGATTGGAAGAATAGATTAAAACCATCAGAGAAACAGTTTCTTACTCATATTTTTCGTTTCTTCACACAAGGCGATATAGATGTGGCCGGTGGTTATGTAAAGAACTATCTACCATATTTTCCACAACCAGAAGTGCGTATGATGTTACTTGGTTTTGCTGCAAGAGAAGCGCTTCATGTTGCTGCATATTCTCATTTAATTGAAACACTTGGTTTACCTGAAACAATGTATAATCAGTTTTTAGAATACGATGCCATGCGCCAAAAGCATGATTATGTCTTAGACATTTCATCACAGAATTCTTCAAAAGAAAACACCGCAAAGCATATTGCGGTATTCTCTGCGTTTACTGAAGGCATGCAATTGTTCTCATCTTTCATTATGTTGCTAAATTTTCCACGCAACGGCACAATGAAAGGCATGGGACAAATTGTTACATGGTCTATTGTTGATGAAACCATGCATACAGAGTCCATGATTAAATTGTTTAGAACTTATATTGAAGAAAACAAAGAAATTTGGAACGATGAACTTAAAGGCCAATTGTATACAATTGCAAGCAGAATGGTTGAATTAGAAGATAAGTTTATCGACCTTGCATTTGAAATGGGTGAAATGATAAATTTAACAAAAGAAGATGTGAAACAATACATTAGATACATAGCAGACCGTAGATTAATTAGCCTTGGTCTTAAAGGTATTTTTAAAGTCAAAAAGAATCCACTACCATGGGTCGAAGAAATGGTCAATAGTCCTGTACATGGCAATTTCTTTGAGAACCGTGTAACTGATTATGCTAAAGGCGCTCTATCTGGTAATTGGGATGATGTTTGGGGTAAAGCCGCTTAATTAAAAGGAAAATAAATGAAACTATTAGAATCTATTGCGTGTAAATTTGGCATTGTAATTTATCTTTTTATAGCATTGGCCATTGCCATTACGGTACCAACCTATGCACAAAAACAACCAAAAGGCGTAACATACGATGCACAGATTCTCCGTGTATCTGACGGCGATACTGTTGTTATTTCCGCACCATTCTTACCCGCACCACTTAAACCTGAACTTGCCGTCAGAATCTACGGTGTGGACACTCCAGAAAAAGGCCACAGAGCACAATGTCCTGCTGAAGATGCAAGAGGTCAAGCCGCCTCAGCTTTTACAAAGCAAGCCGTTGCTCAGTCCACTCAGCGTCAAGCTGTGTTGTATGGATGGGATAAATTCGGTGGCCGTGTATTGGGTGATATTATATTAAATGGCCAATCTCTCCGTTCCATGTTAATTGCAAATGGTTTTGCTCGTGAATATTATGGTGATGCTAAACAGTCATGGTGCTAAATGATTTAAAGAAAAAAATACCAATTCATAAAGATTGGCCAAAACCTGGTATAAACTTTATTGATATAAATGGTATTTTAACTGATTCTTTAGTATATGACACCTGTATCACTTGGTTAAAAGATTTAGCATTTCAAAAACCACCAACCTCCATCGTTGCAATTGAGAGCCGAGGATTTCTCTTTGGTTCTCCAATTGCACATGCACTTAAATTACCACTTGTTATCGTAAGAAAACCAAATAAACTACCTGGTGAATTAAAAACAATTACATACGATACTGAGTATAGCACCGATAGTTTATCAATTCAAGCAAATGCGCCAATTGGTGATAGGCCTTTTATTGTGGATGATTTACTTGCTACGGGTGGTACAATTATTGCAGTAAAGAAATTACTTGGTATAGAACAGGTCAATGCTGCGGTCATTATAAACTTGGCATTTTTACCAGGTATGAAAAGTTTAAAAGATAACAATATATCATGTGAAGCTTTAATTTCTTATGATGAATGATATAATTATAATTGCACTTAAAGATGAGGCACCAAATCTTGCCAAATACAAGAATGTTATCTTTTGTGGTGTTGGTAAAATAAATGCTGCGATTGCTACTACAGAAGTAATACAGTTTTTTAATCCAAAAAGAATTATAAACTTTGGTACGGCTGGTGGTATTACAGTTGGTTCAGGCCTACATAAATGTGGTCAATTTATACAAAGAGATATGCTTTGTATGCCACTTGGTTTTGCAGTTGGCCAAACACCATTCGAAGATGAGGTTATAATTAAAACTGACGATGGTTTGTTATGTTCAAGTGGTGATAATTTTGTGACTGAAAAGGTAACTCAAGGTGATGTTGTCGATATGGAAGCCTTTGCAATTGCTAAAGTATGTAAACTCACAAGAGTTAATTTTTCCTGTTATAAGTATGTTACTGATTCAGCAGATGAAAATGCTTCTCACGATTGGCAAAAATTAGTAGCCAAAGGTGAGAAAGAATATATTAAAATTATAGAACAACAAAAAATTCAATTATACTAAGATATGGCTACACTACACCACATTTGTAATGAGTGCAGTTCTGAATTCACACTCAAATATAACGAAGAACAAACCGAATCTGATCCTCAAAATTGTCCATTCTGCGGCGAATACATATATGAAGATATGGACAATGTTGAGGATGAAGATGAATGAAACAACAAAAAGAAAATACAGACTGGCTAACCAAGATTCTGGCCTATGTGGATTCGCCGTTCAAACTTATAGCCATAATCATCATGGCTGTAGTAGGGTTTGCCGGCGTAATGCTTTACAAGAATCAAGAAATACTTCTAGGTGCTTATAAAGAACACCAAAAATTACCAGAGATAGCAGATGATCGCTTAGATGATGCTGTCAAGCATTTGTTCAAGCAAACTCAGGCCGAAGTTGTTGCTGTATTCAAGGTAAATCCAATACTTGGTACTCGAATTCTTTACAGAGCCTACACCAAAGAGGGCCGAGATAAAACCAAAGAAGGCATAGATGTAGGACTGTTTTCCGCCAATGTCGCTAATAATCGTGATGTTGTTGCTCTAATGGCTGGCGAAACACCTTGCGGAGAATATCTTGCAGCTCAGAGTGAGATTGGGTTATGGTACATTGAACAAGGCATGAGGTATGGATGTAGAATCAGCGTGCCTCCAGACAATACCAAATTTATTGGCCAAATAACCGTAGGTTGGAAAGAACAACCTGCTGACATGGACAAAGTGCGTAACATGTTAAACATAGCTTCTAATATGCTAAGCAAGACAAAAAAATGAGTTGGTTCTTTCTTAATACTAAAGATGAATTTACAGAAGAACATATAGGCGAGGCCTTCGGCTTTGTCTATATGATTACGCACCTAAAAACAGGTCGTAAATACATTGGTAAGAAGTTCTTTACCAAATCCAAAACCAAGCAGGTCAAAGGCAAAAAGAAACGATCACGGGTTTCAAGTGACTGGATGACCTATTGGGGAAGTAATAAGAAGCTGCAAGAAGAAGTAAAAGAAAATGGTGTAGACCAATATATCAGAGAGATACTACACCTCTGTAAAACTCGGAGTGAATGTTCTTATTGGGAAACTTGGGAGATATTCAGTCGTCATGCTCTAATGCATGAATCATACTATAATGAGTGGGTTTCTTGTAGAATTCGGAAGGACCACCTTATTAAGCTTTAGCTTTATTATCAAAGCGGAACACCAATACTTATGCTCTTGGCAGGTATAAATCTGTAATCACCAGGCAAAACTATAGCACATTTGCCTCAATTCTATGTTGCGATGCAGTATAATTATACTAAATAACTGAGTAACGCTTAAGGAGGTTACTCATGTTACTGAAAATTAAATCTTTTTTTATGTGTATTGTTGAATCAATAATTGAAGCACAAAGATTGCGTGCCGAATATTATGCTAAACATAGACATTTTAAAGAATAACCCACTCGCTTAACTAAGGAGAAATAAAAATGTTTGACTTTCCAAAAACCCAAGACCTAGCATTTGCAGTAAACAAATCTAAAGATGTGGCTGTTTCTACTGTTGACTTTGGCAACGCACTATTTACCGAAGGCCTAAAGTTCTTTAATGAAATCACAAATAAAACCTTTTATACATATACGGTGAAGGCTGCTGAAGCCAATAACCAAGCGACCGAATATGCAAAAGAATTCATCAAAACAGGCACCATCAAAGAAATTTTCGCAAATAGCGGAAAAAACTAAATCTTGGTATCCAGTCGCACGAAACGGCTGGATTATTAAGTTTTCAATCTTTGATGAGAGTAACTTTTTAATTACAGTTATTTCTCAATATACAGGACAGACAGTTATCCGATATTTTAACGATGAGGATGCTGCCTGTCTTTTCATTAATTTTATTCAAGATTTAGACCCCGAACAAGTAGTTGACATTTAGTTGTTTACTGTGAAAGTTATATTATGAAATCTCTATTCTATTCTTACAATCAAAAAGTTGATAAAGCATACATTATTCGTGTAAAAGACCACGAAATATCTGAGCAAAAGGCTTCAGAATGTGCAGCATCATGTCGTAAAGTTGGAATGCCCTATGATTATTGGGATGCATATGATGGTACTGGCGATAGAATAATTCCACCTGCACACCATAACATAGTGATGGATCTAATTAAAATTATGGACCATTACATGACCAGAGGTGAAGTTGCCTGTGCATTATCACACATTAGTTTATGGGCTAGATGTATTCGACAAGACCAACCATTGGTTGTATTGGAACATGATACAATAATGGTACAACCATTTTTAGATCATCCAACAATTAATACTATATGTTATCTAGGCGGAGCTGAACAAGCAAAATTGAATTGGCCTGTGTACCCAACACCGCCTCATGCATCAGAAGGACCAAACTATCATTTTATATGCCGTGCTCATGCATATTCAATCGACCCTCAATCAGCTAAGAATCTTTTATCATATGTAATCAAATACGGTTTAACAGGCCCATTAGATATTATAATGAGAACAGATTTATTTCCTGTTGTACAATTTGGTTTATATGCCTATGATGAAGATAATGGGTATAAAACAACAACGATTAACGGCAGAGATCATGTCAACGAAGAAGGCAAACCTGCACATAGACCAAGTCGCCGTAATGATGACCTATCATTTTAATTGCCGCAATATTTTTCTACCTGTGTTATAATAACAATAAATGAGCAAATTAACCTCACTTTGGCATTCTTTAGATGATAAAGATAAATTTGAGATATTCTTTCTTCTTTTCTTCATTTCTGTTTTTGTGTGTGTTATATTGCTGGGTATTGCCTGGTCCCGTGGCCATGATGTAGATTATTTTAAAGAGCGAATTGTATTGATTGAGCAAAGATTGACTGGCATGGATAAACGAATGGATAACCATGATGTTAAGTTTGATAAGATAATCGAAGCAGTTAATGAAACACGGCAAAAATTGAATGATGAAATTATTCGAAACAATGAACAGGACAAATGGTTAGAGGAGTGGAAAAAACTCCCTCAATTACCTAAACCTAAAAGATGATTCTTCAAGGCAAACATAACAAAACTCAAGCATCAGCCTTAGAGTATTTTGCCACACAACTATTGACACCACAGTTAAAATCGCATATAATTATAAACCTAAGGTTTGTAAAGAATTTGCCTGTGTGTGGTTTTACCGAGGTTGATGGGCACAATAGTAGAGGCATACCAAGAGAGTTTACGTTAGAACTAAAGCGTAGTATGTCTGAAAAAGAAATGATTAAGACATTAGCTCACGAAATGGTTCATGTAAAACAATATGCGTACCGTGAGATTGATGAGAGAGGTACAATGTGGTTGTCACGCAAATTAGACCACGATTCGGTGCCGTATCATAAACGGCCATGGGAAAAAGAAGCATATCAAGCAGAAGAAAGGTTGTATCAAAAATGGTTACAGATGAAGAAGTAGTAAAGATCAGTTACGAAATTGATGATTTTCTAATGAATCAAGTCATTAATCATAATGTTACACCAATGCAATTGTCTGGTATGATACTGGCACGCCTGGTTCGTATGAATGAAGGTGTTAATTGCGAAGGTGAATTTTATAAATTGGTTCAATCAGTAGCAGACAAAAATCATTTAATGCCAGATGAGAGGGTTCTACAATGAATTTAGAGGTCGAAGCATACCTTGGCGAATTGAGAGAGTTGAGAAATAAGGTTGCTCAATTAGAAAATGAACTGTTGAAATATAAACCACAGGACCAAAGAGTCCGTGTATCTGGTGTACCATATGAGGTCGATTTTAGAACTATCAAGCAAGAGGTTGAGTGATGTTAATGCCGTTTGAAATTGATGTGCCGTATCGTATGCGGCCTAATATGCGGCTACTTGGTGAGAATGAACCAATTACTTACCAAGACAAAGATTATGATGTTTATATCAGCAAAAAGAAAAAAATATTGGCACAGGCCTATGGAAATAATTGGAATCCATACTTGTATAAAAAAGTATTGGAATATTTACAATGCGATACAATGAAAGACGCTATACTCAAATACCAAGAAGATTTTGTTGTATGGGCACCTGATATGAAAGGCCAATTATCTGTACAGATGGCCTCTGTTTGCTTCCCATCAGGTTGGGATCCTGTATCTAAGGTCAATAAGAGTTTTGCTGAGATACATGAGCCTGTTGCTGATAATGAAATGATAATGAAAGCCGCTGATAGTATTGCAACAATGATTACACAAAAAGGGCCATATGTTCGCTCAGTATGGACAATTGCAAATTCACCAGACCTCAATCGGCATCCATTGGTCAAGAAACCATGGACTAATGAGAAATTAGAAGATATGTGGTATCGAACAGAGCGACAAGTAACTGTACCACTTGGAGATGCAGCAATCTTCTTTATTCGTACCTATACTGTACCATTTTTGTCAGTAGATGTTGAAAGAATTCGCAAATCAATTTATAGTATGACCAACGATACGCTTTCTTATAAAGACCTCCACCATGTTATGGAGGTGCTAGGTGCGAATCCTTAATTTTATAGTTGCTACACTTGTAATGATTGGTATTTTGATGTTGCTTATTGTTGGTGTTGGTATTCTTGGTGGTTTGTTTATCGATAAGGTTTACAAACCATTCCATCAAAGATATATTGTTCAACCGCTGTTTGTAGATGATAAAAGGTGTTGTAGATGAAAATTGGATTTAATTGTTCTGCATGGGATATGTTACACGCTGGTCATGTCACTATGCTTAAAAAAGAAAAAGATATGTGTGATTATTTGAAGGTTGGCCTACAGGTAGATCCAACCATCGATAGACCAGGCGTAAAAAACAAACCTGTACAATCGGCCTATGAGCGTTATGTTCAATTGCAAGCCTGTAAGTATATTGATGAAATTCTAATATACGAAACTGAGCAAGATTTGCTGAATCTAATAATGACACAGAATATTCACATTCGTTTTCTAGGCGATGAATATAAAAGAAAAGACTTCACAGGTAAAAGGTTCTGTATTGAATCTGGCATTGAATTGCATTACCATGACCGCTTTCATCCATATTCATCTACAGAAATTCGCAATCGTGTATATGAGATGGAAAAATCAAAGCGTGAGCAACCACAACCAGAAACCTTACCACAACATTCTCCTCTCCTGTTGAACAAATATCTTGAGGCAGAAAGAAAGTATTCAGAGAAATGAAAAACTATTGGGGTGATCCCGATGAAGAACCATTACCAGATTGGATGAATCCTGAAACCTATCGGCACGGAAATAAACAAAAGGCTCGAATACTTCAATCGCTCGAGGAAGCATGTGCCGAGGCCTTAAAGAAACCACCGATCCCTATACTATTGAAGCCACCAACAAATGATGAACTATGAATGGAAAGATACTGACCATGATACACACTACTATTACAAGACCGCTAATGGTTGTATCGTAGGTCAAACACATAATATATCTCACACCAAAATATACATGGCCATCATTATATTGGCTAATCAAGAAAACTACCTTGGTCGATTCGTATCATTAGAGTTTGCTAAGAAAGCCATTGAGAACTATTGGGACATACAAGAGAGGACATTATTAGAAAATGCGAATTGAAGAAGATATTAAATTAGATTTCCGTGATGTATTGATACGACCAAAGCGGTCTACATTAAGTAGCCGCAAAGAGGTTGACCTCGAAAGAAATTATTATTTTAAACATTCAAATCAATCATGGTCTGGTGTACCAATTATGGCCTCAAATATGGATGGCGTAGGTACATTTGAAATGGCAAAGGCTCTTAGTGCGCTACGCTTGTTTACAGTATTGAAAAAAGGCTATACTGTAGCAGAGCATCGAGCAGGTTCCGAGAATATCATGTATACTGATACCTTTGCTGTATCTACAGGCACCAGTGAAATGGAGTTTGCCAAACTTGGTATCATACTACAAAACAATCCAGACATATCGTTTATTTGTATTGATATTGCCAATGGTTATAGTGAACACTTTGGTGATTTCGTTGAAAAGGTTCGCAAAGAATTTACAAACAAAACAATTATTGCTGGTAATGTAGTGACCGCTGATATGACACAAGAGTTGGTATTGCGTGGTGCCGATATTGTTAAAGTAGGCATTGGGCCAGGTTCTGTATGTACCACTCGCATACAAACAGGTGTAGGTTATCCTCAGTTATCGGCCATTATTGAATGTGCTGATGCTGCACACGGCCTTGGTGCTCATATAATTGCAGATGGTGGTTGTACCTGTCCTGGTGATGTAGCCAAGGCATTTGGTGGCGGTGCAGACTTTGTAATGCTTGGTGGTATGTTGGCAGGCCATGATGAAGGCGGTGGTGAAATCAAAGATAACAAAGTAACATTCTATGGTATGAGCTCCGATACTGCAATGGAGAAGCATCATGGCGGTGTAGCAGAGTATAGATCATCCGAAGGCCGTACAGTAGAGATACCGTACCGTGGTCCCGTAAAGCATACAATACAAGATTTGCTTGGCGGCCTACGCTCAACCTGTACCTATGTTGGTGCCTCCTGCCTCAAGAGATTGCCCAAGTGTACCACATTTATAAGAGTCAACCGTCAAGTGAATGATGTATTTTTAAAATAAGGAAGTAAAAATGGAACGAAAAGAACTACTTAAATTTGCTAAAATTGCAGCAGTAACCTATGATAATCCTAAAGATTCTCGGCCAAAATTTAAAGAGCAAGGCTATGAAATTGTAGAATTCTTTGATATAAAAGATGCTCAAGGTTATCTCCTAAAGGGTGCAGATGAATATGTGCTCAGTTTCCGTGGCACAGAATCAAAGAGAGATGCACTTGCTGACCTCAAGGCCCGAATGAAAACAGAATCAAGTGGCGCCAATGTTCATCGTGGTTTCAAAGGAGAATTAGATAAAATCTGGCCTTCAATTGAAAAATCCATTGGGCAAATAGACCGCCTTTACATTACAGGTCATAGTCTAGGCGCTGCGATGGCAACAATTGCCGCAAGTAGAATTCAGAGCAAGGTACTCGCATTGATTACATTTGGCAGTCCCCGTGTAGGAACAAAACAATTTGTAAACGGCCTAAATGTCACGCACTACAGAGTACAGAACAATTGCGATGATGTGACCAAAGTTCCTCCGTGTATAATGGGCTACAGGCATCACGGTATACACAAGTATATGAATTTTCATGGTGAGTTTAGAAACCTTTCAAGCTGGCAGAGAATTAAAGATATGGTCAGGAGTCGAATTAAAGCCCGTCAAAAGGGCCAGAAATTCATTGGCTTATTTGACCACATGATGAACAGATATATTGCTAAACTAGAAAAAGAAGAATGACACCAAAAGACAAGATACTGATACTGCTTACGGGAGGGTTAATTTTCCTCCTAACATTCATTATAGGTGCTGATTTTTACACAGCAATAGAGGCAGGTCGACCACCCGATGAAAGTGTAATTGAATTATTAAAAATGGCAATTACAGGAGTGGTTGGGATTATATCAGGCTATCTTGCAGGGAAGAACTAGACTGTAATAAAAAATTCACATAAAATTCATCTCCAAGGCTCTAAATATTTTTGCGACACACAATGAAAGGAGCTCGCATGATACAAAGAATTCTCGCCGTATTCCTCGCATCAACAACAATCTCCGCATTTGCAGCCGACATTACAGGTGCAGGTGCTACATTTCCATATCCAATCTATTCTAAGTGGGCCGAAGGGTTTAAGAAAGAAACTAATATTGGTCTGAATTATCAATCAATTGGTTCATCTGGTGGTATACGCCAAATCAATGCAAAGACCGTAACCTTTGGTGCAACCGATGCACCGGTCAAAGGTGAAGATTTAGATAAGAATGGTCAGGTACAATTTCCTGCTATTATTGGTGGTACCGTACCAATTGTAAACCTGCCAGGGTTTAAACCAGGTGAGCTTCGTATTACAGGTACAGTCCTCGCAGAAGTATTCATGGGAACAATTACAAAATGGAATGATCCTAAACTCCAATCCATCAATCCAGGTAAAAAACTACCAAGTGAAAACATTACAGTAGTCCACCGTGCTGATGGGTCTGGTACAACCTTTAACTTTACCGATTACCTTGCCGCCGTATCAAAAGAATGGGAAACAAAAGTCGGTCGGGGTGCTGCTGTCAAGTGGCCCGCCGCATCATCCGTAGGTGGTAAAGGGAATGAAGGTGTCGCCGCCAATGTCGCTCGAGTACAATTCTCCATTGGTTATGTTGAATACGCCTATGTTAAAAAGAATAAACTTACCTATATGCAATTACAGAATAAGAATGGTAAGTATGTCCATCCCGATGATTTAACCTTTGCTGCCGCTGCTGCAGGTGCCGATTGGTTCTCTGTACCAGGTATGGGATTATCAATAGTAGACCAGAGAGGGGATAATGTATGGCCTATCTCCACCGCATCCTTTATCATCATGTATAAGAATCCATCAGATAAGAAAGCATCCCAAGATACGCTGAAATTCTTTGATTGGGCCTTTCGAAATGGTAAGAAAGACGCATTAGATTTAGATTATGTACCTCTGCCAGATAGTTTAACCGCACAGATTAAACAAAAAATCTGGTCGCAAATACAGTAAACCAACCGCCGGGGATTAACCCCCGGCTTCTTATATAATGGGAGTTATTATGAAACCTAGAACATTCACCTATAACCAGATGATAATGTTTTTCCAAGATATAAAACTACCTCTCAATGCTGCACAAGTCGCTGCCATTGGTGAGAAGCATAAAGAAGAAATAAAATGCTTGGATGAGGCTAAAAAGATAGAAAAAGAAAAGAAGAATAAGAAAATACTGAAGCGATTAAAACGAAAGCAAGAGAGGGAGAGAAATGATATATGATTTAATTGTAGGAATATCGTTATCCATAGTAGCATTTGTAAGTATAATGCTAATTGTAATAGGGATTGGTAAGGTAGTAGAGAGAATAAGTAGGTAGTAACCAGATTGTAGTAAAATACCTGAAATCCGATGCCTGGCGTATATAAAGAAAAAAACTGTAAATTCTGTAATAAACTCTATCGTAAGAGAGGGTTATACTGTAGCCAATCGTGCGCCTCTTATGACCGAGAACCAACCGATGCTCAGCGAGATAATATGCGTAAGGTTGCAGTAGAGTATAATAAGACACCTGAAGCAATCGCAAAACAAAAACAAATCAATACACCGCTCGCCTCTCTAACTGCTGATGATTACGCAATAGAGATTCCAGATATAAAGACCCTCGATGATTTTACTGATTATATTGACGGGTATAATAAGGCTGAGGACTGGTAAGTAAGTAATCACTAACCCTCTCCATCCCTCTGTTGTTTTTACGCAACAACCCCCTATTTTCTGCTTGACACCATGGCCCATTGTGGTATACTGGCACCATTGAAAAGGAGATATAAATGCCTAAATTTTCTGATGATTTAAACGATAACCTTTGTGATTTTGCCGAAGATGCTGAGTCCATGGGTTTCGATGAGCTTGTGAATCGTATTGAGCAGGATGAGGATGACGATATGATGTTAGCACTAGGCCCTCGAGCTTTTGGTCCTGATGCTGGTGACGATGATTGTGGTGGTGAATTCTATTGGGATTTGAAGTAATGCGGAAGAAGCGTAATGACCGAAATTATGTCCTATACCGTGTGACAGCGGATGGGCAAGAGTATATCGGTTTGACCGTGGCAATTGGTCGTGCTTTTCTCCGCTCGGTAAAGGTACGGTTACAGAAGCACCAGAGTCGTGCTAAATGTGAGAATAAAGCCTGGGCCTTTTGTAAGGCGCTCCGGGTTGCTGAGAGCGTAGAATATGAGGTATTAGAGGTGGTGCGTGGTCGTAAGGCAGCCTACCAATTAGAGCGTGATTATATTCGCCAGTATAACCCTGAATTAAATACTTTTTAAACTGGATATACTGGAAGTAAGTGAGTGCATACTAACCAAATAACTGTTGTATCGGCGCAACAACCCACCAAATAATGCTTGCTTTCCTGGCCGACCGTGTTAATATGGTACCGTTGATTGATTGATTGGAGAATATATGAGAAATGATGCTGACCTGACCCCCATGAACCCCGCTGATATCCTGCGTATGACACCTGAGCGTGCTTTGAATATCGCCATGGCCAATGTGCGAAATCCTAATTCTCTTGGTGATATAATTGCTGCTGCCACTCGAAGGGTAGTCGAATTAAATAATGAAATTGAACGGTTAGAAGCTTTGTGGTGCGTATATGACCTAGAACCAAAAAAAGTGAAAATTTCCAAACGGGTCGCAAAAGTCCCGAAGTATGCTCGCTCGGTGACCAAAGGTCGTGCTATGTCAACCGTTGGTGATTCTTATATGAAAGGCGGCGTAAAATCCCGTGGTCAGGATTTCGCTGATAAGGAGGCAGTATGATTGTGCTTGAATTCGCTACGCTGTTCCTTGGCTGCACCGCTATTGTCCTTATAATGAAACCTTGGAGTTTAAATTGAGAACCAAAATACTTATTGAAGGGTTAAAGAATACCCAAAAGTTCCGTGCCGTGATTAACGGTGTTTTCATCGGTGATTGCCAAGTGAAAGACCTGTTAGGCAACCGCTTTCCACAAACCCAGCAAAGGGTCGCAGTATGGGAAGCGCTCATAGAAGTGGCTCTGCGCCGCCGTCATGGTCTGGATATGACCGGGTTTGGTGGCAACCGCCGTGGTATTGATGTTCAAGTTGATTTAGTTTAAGGGAGGTTATTTTAGCTGAGGATTTACTGAGAAGCCTTGCTCTGTGGAAGTACCATCAAAAGCTGCTGCAGCGGTCATAGTATCGGATTGAGATTGCACCAAAAGGCCTTTGTGTGGACAACCAAGAATGATAGTGGTACGATAAAGCTAAGCAAGAATACTATTTGGCACTTTAGATCCTCGCCTAAAATAACTTTGGAGAAAATATATGGGTATGTTTAAAAGCCTAGTGATTGAAATATGTGAATTATATAAACAGGGACTGGATGCACCCACCATCGCATCCAT